TGGTGAAGTTGCAGAATACCGTGGTTTGAAATCATTCTACAACTTGAAAAAATAAAACGTTGATTTAACAACGTTTCTGAGGGCTCTAGGTTAAACCTAGGGTTCTTTTTTTCTATCCGAGGGGCAAGGAAGGGGCAAGGTTATTTGTAATGATATTATCTAAAACATTGATCGCTTGGTCCTTCATGTTTCTTGTGACATGAGTATAAATGCTAGTAGTAACTTCCGAATCAGCATGACCAACCCTATCCATGATAGTTTTTAGGGGCACATTGTTTTCAGCCAGTATGCTAATTGTGGTATGCCTGAAGATATGAGGGGATAGATGCTTGTCGATAGGTGTTTCCAGTCTGGCATTAGCCCGTTGGAGTGATGCACTTAGGATTGTGCTGTGGATAGGCTTTCCAGTGTTAGTCGTGAAGATTTTATCGCTATGATACCAATCTGAATTGGTTGTTTCGCTTAACTCTTTCAACTCTAGTATCTGGTCAATGATTTCCATTTCTCGATTAGTGAGGTAGGTAGTTCGGTAACTAGCGACAGTTTTCGTCCCTTCGTTTTCTGGGATATATCTGTTGAAAGAGGTGTGGATATCTAGGGAGCGTGTCTCTTTGTGGTAATCTGAAACAGTTAGACCAGCCAACTCTCCTATCCGACAACCGTTTAAAAGCATGAACTCACACGCCAGGGCGTATCTCAGCGTTATGTCTTTTCGGTAGAGCTCTTTCAATAATCGACTGTATTCGTCTGGCTCTAAGTATTTATTCTTGGCAGCTTGCTGTTTCTCAAGTTTATTGGTCTTCTTTGGTAATCGTGCCTTCCTCGATGGGTTATCGCCAATGAGTTGTTGATCAATAGCATAATCGAAGAATGTATTTAGTACGGTCTTGGCACGATATTTCTGTGAATCTGTCCAGTCTTCCGTGTCTAGTAAGGATTGGATAAGTCGGACATTGATATTTGAGAGGATAGTTCCTTGTTCAATAGTGTCAGATATTCGCTTGACGGATGCTGCAAGGCTCTTGATTGAACTTAACTTAATCTGTTTTTGATGAAATTCCCACCACTCATTGAAGGCACTGTGAAATGATACATTAGTAGTGCTTGATGATTCTATTTTCTGGGCTATCTTATCATCCAGTAAGCGTTGAGCTTCTTTCTTTGCTCGATTCGAGCCACTATTAAGCGTTACTGATACCCGTTTCCATTTCTCGGTGTAAGCGTCCTTGTATCTCTCAAAATATTTATATTTACCGTTTGGTAATTGTTCTACCCACATTGTCATATCTCCTATTATTTGGTAAAATGGGTACAGAAAAGGACATGTAAGGCTGTTTCCAGTTTACACGTTTTTTCTGTGATGCATAAGCTCTATAATCAAACTTTGGCGAGGGAGATTATAGGGCTTTTTTCATTGTCTTATTTAACCTTGACTTCCATTGTTCCGTTAAGTTTTTGGCTAGCTAGTGCATTACCGTCATCCGTCTTAATGTGAAACATCGGATAGCGTTCATAATTGACATTGTTGATTGCAGCCCAGACATTGAATGCTTCATGTTCTTTGGCAAGCATACCATCAGCAAAATTCTGCAGATCAGCTTTGCTATATGTTTTATACTCATTGGGCACAGTCATATATAAAATAGTGCTGCGGTTGTAAAAACTATATGTACTAATATCCAGACCTTTATCAGTCAAATCTTGCTTGAAGTAGTCGATAAAGCTACCCATTTGACCCTCGGTAATGTCTTTTAGCTTATCTTCCGACGAGCTTGGTTCTGAGCTTGATTCTTTCGGAGTCGCTTCCTCACTCTTTGAGCTTGACGCTTTGGCACTGCTAGACGGCTTACTAGCTTTAGGTTTTGTCTTCGAAGAAGACGAAGCTGTTTGGGCTGTCTTGACTGGTTCTGTTTCCGTTTTTGGTGCAAGTCCAGTTATTTCAAAAACTTTCCCAAGTACAGCCAAGCAGACAAGCACAATAGCCCACTTTTGCCAGCGTTTCAAATTCTTCCATTTACTCAACATTTTTCAATCTCCTTTAGTTTAAGATATTCGTTCTTTACAAATGTCTCATCACAAATCGTGGTGAGATTATATTTTTCCATAAAGTGTAAGTAATTAAAATCATCAAGATTTTCATTTTTCAACAACTCATGGATCATAATCCTATTTGCTTGAACCTCATACTTTTCCCGTAGACGCTCATAGTCTTTAGAATTGTGCTCTAGATGTCCTAGTTCATGTAAAATGACCTTTAAACGTATTTCTGGGTCTAAATCCTTATTAATATAAACCACCCTGTTTATAGGGTCAAGAAATCCGTTTCTGGGCCACTCGTTAGAACTAAACTCACAAAGAGACACGTTGAACTGCTCAAGCAATTCACTTTCAGTCATAGCACCTCACTTTTTGCTGTTCATGTAGCCGGCGATTATGCCACGAATGGCACGTTTATCGCTCTCGGTAAGTGGTTTACCATCGAACATCATAGCGTTTTCTATGATGTTATCAATGTCGTGGGAACTGGTTGGTTGCAGCTGTTCTTTCGTCATTGGAACATCGTACCCCATGAGCCATGCTTCGGATACTCCTAACGTTCTAGCAAGTAGCACTAATTTTTCTTGGTCTGGTGTTGATTTTCCATTGATGTATTGAGACAAAGCACTCTTTCCAAGTTTTACGCCCAATTCTTTTTGATGCGCCTTCGAAAGAGAAATAACGTCAACTTGTTTTAAATTTCGTTCGTTCATTATCTGTTGCAAACGTGAAGCAGTAGTATTTTTCATATTTTTTCCTTTTCCTTTATGGCTTTATTATATAGAAGAAAACAAAAAAGTTCAAGAAAAATCGAAAAAAAGTTCAAAAAATTGAACAAAAACTGTTGACAAATAAAAAGAGAAGGATTAAAATAAAACCATAAAGTTCAAGAGATTGAACTTAGAAAGGAGAACTCAATGAGATTCAACTACGCTAAATTAAAGGGTCGTATTAAAGAAAAATACGGGAATCAAGGAGATTTCGCAAAAGCTATCGGCTTAACGCCAACAACGTTTTCGTTTAAAATCAACGGAAAAGCGAAGTGGACACAAGACGAAATCGTAAAAGCGGCTGAACTATTAGAAATCTCACGAGATGAGATTACCGAATATTTTTTTAACTATAAAGTTCAAGTTCTTGAACCAAATAATTAAAATTATGAAAGGAGCATCGATGGAAATTACCTATAAACCAGTCGGAATTAATGAGACGGCTGAGTGGGGAGACTACGACCACCTCATGCAGCGATGGGAAGGTCTGGGGAAGTCGATGGCAAAGAACCTCATTCGAGAAATGAGGGACAACAAAGACTTCCAAAACTACGTATTCAACCCAACGCACAAACTAGTTTTCATCAACTATGAAGGCTTCAAGTCCTTCATCGAATGGAAAACTAGAAACAGATTTAAATAGCATTACCACACTAGCTCTCTAGTGCGGTTAGGGAAAGAAAGGAAAATAACAATGAAAAAACTATTTGCATGGCTATGGAGCAAGAAACAACAAGAACCAGAATATTTCTTCGAACCAGTATGGACACCATACGAAGAAAATGAACGCAAATATGAAGCTCGCAAAAAACGTGAACAAGAGCTTTTGGCAAAATACGGAAACCGTTAAGATTACCATCTTCAATCCGTAGCCACGGCTCACCGTGGAGTGTAACTTATACCTTTCCCCAAAAATATAAACTTTACCCACACATACCTTTCTAAAAAACATTGAAAAAACATGAAACGGTGGGCTATGGGTGCGGATTGAAGCACTAAAAAAAGCATGGGTTAGGGCCCATGCAAGAAAAAAACATCTATAAGGAGATTATACCATGATTTCACAAACAATTGCAAAACCAGGATTCACTGTATCTAAAGCCTACGGGCTTTGCGGAACACTAGCTCTCGCTACTGCATTGCTTATCGGTGCCGGCACAGTATCAGCGGACGAAACTGCTGCACCAGTAGCAGACACACAACCGGCGGTTGCAAATGTCTACACTGCTGACAACGCTGGAAACGTAACTGTTACACCATCTACTGAAACAGTGGCACCAGTAGAAACACCAGCGGCTGCAGCTGAAACAGCACCAGTAGCGGAAACACCAGTATTTACTCCACCAGCACCGGTTGAAGCGCAACCTATTGCGGAAACTCCAGCACCAGTCGAAGCAGCACCTACTACGGTGACTAAAGAAGGCGACACAATCAATGTTGAAAACCCTAACGTTGAAGTGACATTCCCTAACGGCAATGGCAAATACTCACCGTTTAAAGTTGAGTATAAAGATATTCACATTCCGGATGATGTGCCGGTGAATGAGGGGGATAAGGTTACTTTTGACCTGCCCGAAGAAGTGAAATTCCAAACCTCTTACGAGTTTGATGTGCACAATCCAGAGAAAGCGGTGGTTGGTAAAGCTACAGCGGATGCTGCCACGAATAAAGTGACAACTGTATTCAATGACTATTTCAAATCACACCCTTTGAATAAGGTCATGAACTTAAAACTAGATGCAAGCTGGACAGATAAGGTTGTAGCAGGTAAGCCTGTTAAAGTTAACTTTAACGGTACTGTGGTAACAGCTAATATTGGTTCAGAGCAAGTAATTGGCAAAGATGAGTTAATTGCAAAATGGGGATTCCAAGACAAAGAAGATCCTACTGTGATTAATTGGACAGCTCGTGTTAACTATGCCAAACGTGCGTTAAACTATGTCACTATCATTGATGCCATGAGCGAAAACCAAAAGTTAGTTGATAACTATTTTGAAATCAAAAATATTGAGAGTGTCGATCCATGGATTGACAAAGGTTCAGCTATGGACTTAGTTAAGTCTATTTCAAAATCTGAGCATGGATTTGAAATCAAAATGGACCGTTTAGACCACATGGTTTACTTATATTACAAGACTAAGCTTGTAAATGCTGTTAAGGACTCAACTAACCCTACTAACAAAATTGAGTTGAAAGCAGAAACAGATGGAGCTACTTCGTATAGTTATGTGCAGCTTGTCGGTGGACGTGGCGATGCGAGCGGTGAAAATAAGCCAGAACCAACATTTGAAATTCCTCGTGAAGCTCCAAAAGTTGACATCCCAGAATTTGAAGGCGGTATCCCTGGCATTCCAGAAGTCCGTGAGCTTCCGGAATATACCGAACCAATCGGCACTGTTCCAAATGACGCTCCAGTTTTGGATAAGCCAGAATGGAGTGGCGGCACAGTACCAAATGAAGCACCAGTACATTACAAACCAGAGTTTCGAGGTGGCATTCCAGGAATCCCAGAAGTACGTGAGTTGCCACCATTTGAAGGTGGAGTGATTCCAAATGACGCTCCTATCCTCGATTTGCCAGAGCTTGAAATTCCAGTGGGACCAGAAAAACCAGTTGAGCCTAAAAAGGCACCTAACAAGCCCGTAGACGCTCCGAAAACAAAAGAGGTAGAAATTACCGAGGTCGTTTATAAAAACGATTCTGTGCCAAAAGAGGTGGCAAATACACCTATTTACGGTGGCACTCTTCCACATACTGGCGAAAAAGAAGGAATCGCTAGCACTCTTGGTCTCGTAGTCATTGCCGCTGGTATTACTGGACTTACTCTTGGATTCAAAAAACGCAACGAAAAATAACTAAATAATCAAGTAGTGGTGGGAGGGTAGGCATTAAAGAATATGGCAACATTATATGAATTAACTGGAATTTTTCTACAAATCGATGAAATGGACGTCGATGACGAAACAAAACTTGACACATTAGATTCAATCGATTGGGAACATGGCTTTTCTGAGAAGATTGAAAACTGTATCAAAGTTATCCGAAATAAGGATGCAAGGGTTGAAGCTTATAAGGCTGAAATTAAAAGGTTGGAAGCCTTGAAAAAATCAGAAAGCAAATCGATTGAAGAAATCAAAAAACGTATTTCTGAAGCCATGCAGCTTACCAATCACGACAAACTGGACACCACACTGTTCAAGGTTGGTTTTAGAAAATCTGAAGCGGTAGTCGTTGACGAAACAAAATTGCCTAAGAAGTATCAAGTAGCGACTTATAAGCCAGACAAGAAAACACTTAAAGAGTTACTTAAGTCTGGTAAGCATATTAAGGGCGCCACTCTTGAAGAAAGGAGAAATCTAAGTATCCGATGAAAATTACAAAAGCGACAGAATTAAAAAATAACGATGCTTGTTATCTGATTTATGGGAATCCAGGGTTTGGTAAGACTTCAGCGGTCAAACACATTCCTGGCAAGACACTGGTTATCAATATTGATAAATCAGCTAAGGTGTTAAGCGGTTGCAAGAATATTGATATCGCAGACGTAGATACTCATAAAATTTGGGATGAATGGCTAACAATTGTCAAGGAACTTTTAAAAGGTGCTAGTCAACCATACGACACTATCGTAGTTGATAATGTTTCAGAGCTGTTCCGAGCATGCTTATCTAATCTAGGGCGTGAAGGAAATAACAACCGTGTGCCTTCACAAGCTGACTACCAACGTGTCGATTTCACTATCCTAGATAGCTTACGAGCTTTGTTACAACTCAACAAACGAATCGTGTTTATTGCATGGGAAACCTCTGATCAGTGGACGGACGAAAACGGCATCATTTACAACCGTGCCATGCCTGATATTCGCTCAAAAATTTTGAATAATTTCCTCGGTCTAACCGATGTGGTAGCTCGACTTGTCAAAAAAACCACTGAAGATGGTGAGGAAGTGAGAGGGTTTATCTTGCAACCGTCAGCGAGTGTTTACGCCAAAAATCGTCTCGATGAGCGAAAGGGGTGTAAGGTAGATGAGCTTTTCGCTACGGGATTACCAGAAGGAACTGATAACTGACATTATTGAATCCATGAAGCGAGGTAATCGCAAAATCATGGTTCAATCGCCCCCTCGCAGTGGCAAGACAGTAGTAATGGCTTACATTGCTAAAAATGCCACGGATAAAAATAAAAGAGTCTTGTTCTTTAGTCATCGCAAAGAGATTAACGAGCAAGTAGTAGAAACCTTCAAACGTGGCGGTGTCAACCTCGATAATGTCACCATCGGAACGGTAGGCAGTCTCGTTAAAAAACTAGATAAACTACCTAAATTCGATGTGATACTTGTTGATGAAGCCCACCATATCAAAGCCAAGCAATATCAGACCATCTTAACTTATTTCAAAGACGCAACGCAATTATTCTTCACTGGCACACCTATTCGATTAGACGGAGCGGGTTTCCATGATTTAGCTGAAGACCTGGTCAAAGGAAAATCAGTTAAATGGCTACAAGAGAACGGGAATATTTCAGAGTTTAGTTATTACTCAATCAATCTACTAGATTTAGATAAACTCAAAACCCGTTCGGGAGAGTACACCAATCAATCCATAGACAATGCGTTCGAATCATCGGCAGCAACCTACGGTGATTATATTGACCACTACAAGCGTTTAGCGGAAGGGAAACAAGCTATCGTATATGTCCACAATGTGGAATATGCTGAACGAGTAGCCAAACGATTTAATGAGAACGGCTATAGTGCCGCTATCGTTTCTGGAAAAACACCGAAAAAAGAGCGTGCTGAAGCTATGGAACGATTTAGAAACGGCGAGCTAATGATTATGGTAAACGTCAACCTATTCACTGAAGGCATTGACCTGCCAGGCGTTGATGTTTGTATTATGTTGAGACCAACTAAATCATTATCACTCTATCTACAGTTCGCCATGAGGGCGTTAAATCCAAGAGAAGGCAAAAGAGCTATCTTAATTGACCATGTTGGGAATTACAACACCCACGGATTGCCGAATGATGACCGTGAGTGGACATTGGACGGTGTTAAATCCAGCAAGAACAATAGTGAGAAATCAACTGTTACTTGTGAAGATTGCTTTGCAACGTTTTGGCGAGATCAATTAATTGATGGGAACTGCCCCTATTGTGGAGCAGTGGTTGTTAAGAAAAAAGAAACTAGAGATGTCGAGCAAGAAAGCGTTGATATTGAGTTAAAGGAAATCAACCAAGGCATGGAATTTGTTTCCATCCAAGGTGAAATGGTAGAGGTCAAAAAAGAAGAAGCGGAAATTTATCGCAGAGTTAAGACCTACAAGAAAAATTACACACGTTGTAAAAACCTAGCGGAGCTTAAAGCGTTTCGCATCCTCAATGGCTATCAACCAGGTTGGTTGTGGCACAAACAAAATGAATTAAAGATTTGGAGATAAAAAAACTATGGGAATTCTTTCAGTAAATTATGAAGCAGCAGAACAATTCGCAGCAATCGAAAACGGAACTTATGAAGTCTATGTATCACAAGCTGAACAATCAGCAACACAAAGCGGAACTGATTTCTTGGATATTCGTCTTAAAATCCGTGATGATTATCAACAAAAATTCCGTAACAATCTGATTTTTGACAAGGTCTATGTCAATAAAAGCACTTTGCAATATCCAGAGTGGGTACTTCAAATGTATTGTAAGGCTGCTAAAATTCCAGAAAAAACCGACATTCAAACAATCGAACAATTCCTAGATCTTATCAAAGGTAAGTCTATGAAAGTTACGGTTGAAAACGAAACTTCAGAATGGAATGGCAAGGTTTACGAAAACTTGCGTGTTAAAAAACGTGAACAATCAGAGTTGCCACCTTATTCTGCGAAAACAAAAAAGGCACCCGAAGTATCAGACCTAGATTTGCCGTTCTAAAGCTATGGTAGGGATGATAGATTATGCCCTTCACTATCAAAAGCTAGGTTTTTCGGTCATCCCAATAGACAAAACGAGTAAACGTGCGGTCACTAAATTTAAAGATAAAACGTTTAGTGAAGACGAAGTGAAACGTTTGTGGCACGAACACCCAGACGCTAACATTGCACTACGGACGACTGACTTCTTTGTTATCGATGTCGATGTTTCGGAAAGCGAGGATGGTTACCAGTCTTTAGAAGATTGGGAGCTATCTAAGTACATTCCTAAAACATTAACGGCTAATACGCCTTCTGGTGGGAAACATATTTTCTTAAAGAAACCAAAAGGCGTAAACATTAGCCAAGATATTCGAGTTAAACCTGGTATTGATATTAAGGCAAACAACAATAATTACATTTTGGTGGCACCAAGTAATAACCCGAAAGGGAAATATACTTGGAACAAAGATACCGACACAATAGCTGAAGCTCCTAAAGAAATCGTAGATATTCTGAAATCGGAGCAAGAATACAAGCCTTTGAGTTTTTCAACAAACTACAAAAAAGGTGAGTTTTCAAATAAAACCGCTAAATTATTCGAGCAGATTGTTTTTGGTCTTGGTGATAAGGGTGGTCGAAATAATGCCCTAGCTAGTTTTGTCGGCGGTTTGCTAATTCGTGGGGTAGATGTTGATGCAGTTTATTTGTTAGCTAAAATTGCCAATCACTACACCCCAGAGAGCTTGCCAGAAAGCGAGTTCGACAGGACGTTTGAAAGTATGCTTAGAAAGGACACAGACAATAAACATGAAAATACCGCCACACATTCAACGGATTAATGAAGAATACAAGGAAAAAGTCGTTGACCGTCCTGTGTTCCTTAAAAAGCCTAACGATTGGCGAGAAATCCGTTTAGCGTGTAAAAACTACCGTGAAATATGGCTAGAAAAAGCCTCGTGGAAGAAACCCAACCAATATGGCGTGGAAGAAAAAAAGGAAAACCCACCTACCCGCCTTACTGAATTAGCAGTAGCGGAAGGGATGGAAGAGATTCTCTATATCATCAATCTTCCTAATGATCGTGTGGCTATTTATGACCCAGATAAAGGTTACTACCACAAAGACCCTAGCTTTGCTTATCGTGTTATTCGACTGCTAGAGCCTAACTTTAATGAAACCAAGGCTAAAAACGTTCTATTCATGCTTGCATCGACTACCAGAGTAAACCAACGAGAAGATTTCTCTTGTAACTTTGCCGTCGGTGAGTTTGAAGAACCTAATCGCTTTATCCTTGTTAAGAATGGTATCTACGATAAGAAAGAACGCATCTTAAAACCATTCACGCATGAATTCGTAGCCTTTTCAACAATCGCTACCTCTTATGACCAATTCGCAGAATCACCAGTGATTGACGGTTGGGATGTGGACAGTTGGTTACTAGACCTTATGAGTGGGGACAAAGACCTTGTAAAACTTATCTGGCAAGTCATTTCTGCCAGCCTAAACGGGAATTACTCTTACCGAAAATCTATCTGGTTTGTCGGTGAGGGTAATGACGGTAAGGGTACAGTGCAGCAACTTATCACCAATCTAGTTGGAATCAAGAACATTGCCAGTTTGAAGCTCAATCAATTCTCAGAGCGTTTCGCTTTGTCAATGATTGAAGGTAAGACCGTCATTATCGGTGACGACGTGCAAGCTGGGATTTATGTGGATGAGTCTTCCAACTTCAACTCGGTTGTAACTGGTGAGCCAGTGTTGGTAGAGGAAAAGAACAAACAACCTTATACCACGGTGTTTAAGAAGACGGTTATCCAGTCTACCAATGAGTTACCACGGTTTAAAAATAAAACGAACGGAACTTATCGCCGTTTCGTGATCATACCGTTTAAAAAATCATTCAGTACCAAGGATGATAATTGGGCAATCAAAGACGATTACATTTATCGCAAGGATGTCCTTGAATATGTTTTGAAAAAAGCGTTAGAGCTATCTTTCACTCGATTCGATGAACCGCAAGCATCTATTGAAGCTTTAGAAGATTTCAAAGAAAGCAATGACACGGTTAAATCATTCGTGGTCGAATGGTTCGATAAATTCGAATCCACTCGCCTGCCCTCAAGGTTTTTGTGGTGGTTGTATCAAGAGTGGTGCAAGGAAGAAGGCGTTACAAAATTGACGAAACGCAAGTTTGAAAATCAATTAGCTAAAGTAGTACCACCCGAATGGATTAAGAAACGTTCGAAACCGGGTAAAGGTTTTATCCCTTCAGTCGATGTTCCGAAACATTATTACACATTCTCTTGGTCGGATGAAGAACGGGACACGGCTACAGTTTGCTATGAAAAAGTTACCGTTACCGTTTAGGTTACCGTAAAAATCGACATACGGTAACCCTCACAAACCCTTTAACCATACCGTTTCTCTCTACTTAGTTACCTTGTTACCTTATTTATATATTGAAATAATAAATAAATAAATAAATAAAGTATATATAAGTAGAGCTTATAACGGTAACGGTAACGAATTAGCAAAAAAAACAGTCAAAACCGTTGATACCATTGGGTTTTTGACGGTTACTGTTCTAAAAATAAGAAAGGTAACGATTTGGTGAGTTCTGAACATAGTATTCAAAACCAAATCCGAGTGGAATTATCGAAAGCTGGGTACATGGTATTCCGAATTAACGTTGGTAAAGTCAAAATGGCAGACGGACGTTGGTTCGATACAGGAGCACCGAAAGGGTTTTGCGACCTGTTCGGGTTTAGACCAGACGGACAGATATTTTTCATCGAGGTGAAAAACGAAAAAGGTCGTGTGAGAGACGACCAACAGAAATTTATGGATGCCATGCGTAAACGAGGGGCACTCGTAGGTGTGGCAAGGAGTGTTAAGGAGGCTATGGATATAGTCGATGGTAAAACGATGGACTGATCGTATGGCTGGTGTTAAATATGCACCAAGACCATACGAGCAAGCGGCAACAGTGTTAGAGCGTGTGGAATATTTTAGCCACTGGTTTTATGCGACGCATCAAAAGAAAGGTGCGGTGGCAACCAAGCTAGGTATTGGGAATAAGAAACTCAACCGCATACTACTATTGGAGCAGTTGCCGGATGATGAATTGTTGAAAGGAATGATGGAGCTATGCAACGTAAAGGAAGTAAAACAATGACAGAAATTAGATTACAGAATCCATATATGGATGAAACAATCAAAGTGAAAGAAAAGCTCAAACGCATTCAGGACATGTTGGAATGGCTCGAGGTAGGAAATATACAATGTCTTCAGTTACAGCAGATTGAGCCGGAAGAAAGAATGATAACTATTAGTCCTAAGAATTTTGCAAAGATTGATTATTACGAAGTAGAGGAAGCAGAATCATGAAATATAAAGTAGTGGTCTATTACGACAACATGGAAGACAGCGAGCATGTCTTTAGTAATAAGAATGATGCGATTAATGAATTACACCGCTTACGAGGTGTGAAATATCGCAATGCACGAAAATACAAGGTTGAAATGGAGGAATGCGATGGATAGACAAGAAGCAATCGAGAAACTATCGACAATCGGGCATATCTCTGTATCATACGCAGAAGACCTATATGATTCTTTCTTCCCTAAACCAGCCATCCCGCAGTTTGTGGCAGATTGGATTAAGTATTGTAAATTTACTAACGTTAATCTGGGTCGGGCTTTATTTATTAGTGATATAGATTTTTACAATTATGAAAGTCAAGAAGATTGTTCAAAACTAAAAGAATTTCTAGGAACAGAGACAAACCAAGAAATTTTCGCTAGAGCATGGCTTGATGGCTACGAGGTCGAGAGCGAGCCTAGATATACGGTTGAGTTTAAAGGGATTGACGACAATTACAAGTTTTTGAACTATGGTACATCTTTTAAAGACTGGACTTTTGATGATGGTGAAGGCGCGAAGGGGGTAAGAATAGCCCACACTCGCAAAGAACTAGAAGATGCTAATTTCGGGTGGGTGTTCAATTGCGAGGGTGTAGAAGTGAAAGAGGTGGAGTGATGGCAAAGTTTATTGAGGTGATTCCTGTCAAATATGGAATGGATAAACCAAAAATGCTAATTAATATCGAAAATATAAGCTACATCAGAGAGGAAAGCGAAGTAATAACAGCGATTTTTTTAAAAGATGTCCCTTTGGATGGATGGTTCGGAAAACCGGAATTTGACAATCCTTTGCACGTAAAAACGCCATTTATGTTCATTGCAGACGCTATGTTGGAAGAAAGAGGTAACGGATGAATAATCTAATCAATAAAATCAACCAATGGGCAGACGAACGAAACTTAAAGCAAGCTGACCCTAAGATTCAGTGGATGCGAATCACTGAGGAAGTCGGAGAAATTCGAGATGTACTCTTGAAACCGACCAAATTCACCGAGCCGCAAGCAGCGCTTAAGGACGCTATCGGTGACACGTTAGTAACGATTATTGTGCTAGCACATCAATTAGACCTTGATGTAACTGAATGCCTTGGTATTGCGTACGAAGAAATTAAGAATCGGAAAGGAAAGATGATAAATGGCACATTCGTCAAGGAGGAAGACCTTTGAAATTTATTGATCTATTCGCTGGTATCGGTGGTTTCCGTTTTGGAATGGAGAGCGCCGGACATGAATGCGTGGCATTTTGTGAAATTGACAAATTCGCTAGAGCAAGTTACAAAGCAATTCACGACACTGAAGGAGAAATAGAATTACATGACATCACACAAGTCACAGATGACGAAATCAGAAACATCGTACACGTTGACGCAATCTGCGGAGGATTTCCGTGCCAAGCTTTCAGCATTGCAGGAAATCGAAGAGGATTCGAAGATACTAGAGGGACTCTCTTCTTTGAAATCGCAAGGTTCGCATCTATACTCAAACCTAAGTATCTATTCCTTGAAAACGTCAAGGGACTCCTTAACCACGACAAAGGAAATACCTTTGAGGTCATCCTCTCAGCGTTGGATGAACTCGGGTATGATGTGGAATGGCAAGTGCTTAACAGCAAAGATTTCGGAGTACCACAAAATCGGGAGCGTGTGTTCATTATCGGACATCTTAGAGGACAACGTGGACGAAAGATTTTTCCTATCGGAGGAAAAGACGAGAAATCTAGTGCCGAACGGTTAGGAATTAATATTTTAGGAAACACTAAAAACCCTAACGGAACAGCTCAAGGGACTAGAGACATAGTGCATGACCCTAAAGGGATTGTGGGAACTTTAACAGCGACAGACTACAAAGGGCCTAAACAAGTAGCTATCCCAGTGTTGACACCAGATCGAGAAAACAAACGACAAAATGGCAGACGCTTTAAAACAGACGGTGAGCCTATGTTTACGCTAACGGGGCAAGATAGACATGGGGTGCTTGTACCAAACGAAATTAAAAAATACGGAGTGTTACAACCTAATTTTAATCAAAGTGGAGTGGTTTACGAAACGGATGGAATTTCACCAACAATAAGAGCGATGCAAGGTGGGGGCCTCGAACCTAAAATTCGTGTCCGTGAAGCAACAAAACAAGGATATGCTGAAGCAAGCGTGGGAGATAATGTTAACTTAGCACATCCGAGTTTCCGTATTCGCAAACTAACACCTCGTGAGTGTTGGAGATTGCAAGGCTTCCCGGATTGGGCGTTTGACAAGGCGCAAGAAGTAAACAGTAACAGTCAGCTATACAAACAAGCTGGCAATAGCGTTACCGTAAATGTCATTAAAGAAATAGCGAGGTATCTATGAAGAAACATAAAGATCTAACCATTGCCACAATTCTGTTAGCAGTATCCTTAGCTATCAACATTGGTACAGTAATCAGCGTGGTCAACAGACCAGTGGAAGCTATCGTGGTGCACAAGGCTGACAATGCCACTGTATTGCATGGAAAAGTGACTGGCAAGGAAATGGTCGGAAAGCTCTACACGATTGATTGTGGGGCTTACGGGAAATTCCTTGTCAGCAAGGAGCAATATGATAGTGTGAACGTCGGGGATGATATCCCTAGCTATTTAAGGGGGCGAGGACAATGATACCTAGATTTAGAGCATGGGACAAGTCCACGAAAACAATGTATGAAGATGGCGATATTGTATCTATTGACATCGAAAAAAGTCAAATTTACGTTAAAACACCTTTCTTTGAGCAATTAAATTGCTACAACTTCAGAGATATTGACCTGATGCAGTCAACTGGTTTCACCGACAAGGATGGCAAGGATATCTTCAGAGGGGACATCGTTACTTCAAGAAGTGGCTTGTTCAAAGGAGTTGTTAGCCTTAGACAAGACTTAGGAACGTATGTCATTAATCTTATTGGATACAAAAACTTTGAACGCTTATGTAATGTTGCTGATTCGACGAAGGTTATCGGGAACATCTACACTAATTCGGAACTGGCAGAGGTGAAACAATGAACAAACGACGACAAAAGAAATCAGTAATGAGAAATGTATCTAAACTTTATGATATGGCTTTCGAGCGAGAGCGTTTTAGAAGAGATGTAGCTATTATTTGCGGTAGAGGTCTAAGAAATGCAAGAGTGCTTACGACAATGGTGGTTAAGAGAACTGTGTTCGAATACGCCCCATTCGAAGCCGTTGGAATAACATTAGAGGGATATATCGCAGACCGCCAAGTGATACAGGAGCGGAGCTCATGAGCAAAACCTACAAATATTCCGGACTGACACCAGAATTACATCAACGGTTAGTCAGTGAGCATGCAGCACTAAGAAAAACACACAAAAAAGGCTCTTATAAACAGTATTTTCAAGAGGTGCGACAGTGCAGTGAAGTGCAAGCACGCATCATTTATCAGGCATTTAATAGTGCAGTGGTGGAGCGTGCGAGGATATCACCGGCTACTGTCGACAGACTAGAAGGCATCATTTCTGATGAATTGTTCAACGACCTTCAAGACTATCTGTCTACTAATTACACAAGAGGTAAAACCACTAAACCGGTTTTGGATAAAATCAACGCAGGACTGCCAGAGGGGCTGTTTAAACGATTCCAAGAGGACGTGGAAGAACTACGCAAGGAACACCCTAATAACCTAAATAGTTATATTAGAGACGTTAAGGACTGCGACCAGAAAAATGCTAACAGAACCCAAAACGCCCTCAATCTGTGCTATGCGGAAAAAGCTGCACTAACGCCGTTAAAGGCAATCCAAATGGAAGGGTTACTTTCAAGAGAATTATTCAGCGAAATTATTGATTTTGTCTTCAATAACTATGAATGGAGCGAGAGATTGGACGACGAAGTTGATCGCATCATTCTTAAATATCGTAACAAAGGCAAGGTAGGTCGTGAGAAGACCACGGTCAAAAAAGCCTTATATACCGCCTATGCGTTAGGCGTGTAGCTAGAACGGTTTACGAGGGTTCAACTCCCTCACTAGCTATTGTCTGTCAAAATATCCAAGAGACACTTTTTCGACACGAGCAAGCTGACAGACCTTGCTCAAACAAACCCAGCAAATTTTAAGAAAAAAGGATGTGAAAAACCCTCTTTCTTATTGATATCTTGCATTACTAAAAAGCCAAAGATCTTGCTGGTGTCAATGGCTAGAAAGGAGGTGATAAAAGGCTCACAAACTTAATCTTTTCATATCTCTTAATTACTGAGCCGGAAAAATAAAAAAAGACCGACACAATGGCCGGCACTCTTTGAAAGTCAACACTACTATTATATCAAAGAGGATAGAACAATGCTATTGCCGGAAATTGATGAAAAAGCAACAATCAAACGTTGCAAGCGCAAACTTCGAGAATATCCACGCTGGCGAGAGATTGCACACGATAGCGCTGAGCAGAAGATTACACAAGAGTTCACTTTTATGCCACGAGGTGGTGGCGGAGTGAGTAGACCGGTGGAAAATATTGCAGTTAGGCGTGTCGATGCCATGAACGAGCTAGAAGCCATAGAGCAAGCAGTAAGCGGGCTGTATCGTCCAGACTATCGCAGAATCTTGATTGAGAAATATCTAGCTTATCCACCTAAACCAAACTGGCAAATCGCCCAAGCAATCGGATTCGAGAGGACAGCCTTTCAAGAATTGCTAAATAATGCTATCCTAGCTTTTGCAGAATTATACAGAAATGGTCAATTAGTCGTAGAACGTTGATATTTCGGTATTTTGACGGTTTAAGCACGGTATCTTACAAGTGTTTAAAGTGGTATTATTATATTATCGAAGAAAAACGGAGACAACTCATTTTGTGGGTTGTCTTTTTTATGCACAAAATTCTAGCAGTGAAGGAGGTGGACATATTGGGCTAAATCAACGACAGAAATTATTTGCTAGTGAGTACATCAAACTAGGGAATGGGACACAAGCAGCGATTAACGCAGGATATAGCGAAAGAACAGCAAGCTCCCAGAGTGAAAGACTGTTGAGAAATGTTGAGATTAAACGCTTTATCCAAGCCGAAGTTGAGAAAATGCACGATGAGAACATCATGGATGCTAAAGAAGCCTTGTCCATTCTATCCGACATTGCTAGAGGAAAACGGGACGAAGAAGTCTTGATGATGAATCCATTGACTGGTGAAGTTGAAAGGCTGATGAAAAAGGCTGACAACAATACAGTTATCAAGGCAATTGTTGAAATCTTGAAACGCTATCCAACAGCTAAACAGTCCGAGAAATTGGAGCTTGAAATCAGAAAGCTAAGAGAGCAGTTAGATAGCGGTGTTGAAGGCACGATGAATCTCAACATTGTCAACGCATGGGAGGATATCCCAGATGACAACGATTGATATTCAGAAAAACGTTAACCCTAATTTCAAGGTAGTGTGGCAATCTAACAAGCCTTACAACGTCTTGAAGGGCGGTCGTAACTCTTTCAAATCCTCGGTTATCGTGTTGAAGCTCGTCTATATGATGATTAAGTACATTATGAAAGGCGAAAAAGCTAATGTAGTAGTCATTCGAAAAGTAGCTAATACGATCCGTGATAGCGTGTTTAATAAGGTTCAGTGGGCAATTAGTATGTTTGGGTTAGATAGTCAGTTTAGAGCCACTGTAAGCCCATTTAAGATAGTTCACAAGCGTACTGGTTCGACTTTCTATTTCTATGGCCAGGACGATTTCCAAAAGCTGAAATCGAATGACATCGGGAACATTATCGCAGTCTGGTACGAAGAAGCGGCTGAGTTTAACGACGCTGAGGACTTCGACCAGTCTAACGTCACATTCATGCGTCAGAAACACGATAAGGCTCCCTTTGTTCAGTTTTTCTGGTCGTACAACCCGCCTAGAAACCCATATAGCTGGATAAACGAGTGGTTTGAAGACATCAAGACTAACGACAACTATCTAGCGCACTCAAGCACGTATCTGGACGATAAGTTAGGATTCGTCACTGAGCAAATGCTGGAAGATATCGAACGCATTAAGCAGAGTGATTATGATTATTACCGCTACTTATATTTAGGTGAAGCAGTTGGTTTAGGTAATCAAGTCTATAACATGAGCACATTTCATGCTATCGACAGTCTGCCAACGGATGATAGACTTATCGGAATATCTTTTGCAATGGATACAGGGCACCAACAATCAGCCACTGCATGCGGTGCTTATGGGCTGACTGCAAAAGGTAATGTGATTCTGTTAGATACATTCTATTACAGCCCAGCCGGTCAAGTGGTTAAGAAGGCACCTAGCGAATTGACTGTTATGATCCATGACTTCATCGAAAAGATTATGAGACAGTATCGAGTGCCTAAGTTTAAAATGACCATCGATAGTGCAGAGGGTGCGCTTCGTAACCAATACTTTAAAGATTATAGAGAACGCTGGCATCCGGTAGCTAAGAAGAAGAACCAGACCATGATTGACATGGTCATCAGTCTATTAGCAGAGGGGCGTTTCTATTATCTTGATATACCAAGTAACAAGATATTTTACGAGGAACACAAGATGTATCGCTATGATGAAAAGACGATACACAGCGATGACCCTAAAGTTATTAAAGAGGATGACCACTGCTGCGATGCTATGAAATACTTTGTTTTAGACAACGCTAGGGCGTTAGATTTGAAAGCTTAAAGGAGCTAATAATGGGAATAGTACAGACCATTAAAGATCTATTCACAAGGAGTAAATACGTTATGACAACCGAAAGTCTAACTAACATCACAGATCACCCTAAAATATCGGTATCAAGTGCTGAATATGACCGCATTAGGGAGAGTTTGAAATACTTTGCTGGTAAATATCCGCTTATCAAGTACACCGATAGCAACGGCACACCTCAAAAGAGAGCGTTCAATCACTTGCCTATCGCAAGGACCGCTTCAAAGAAGATTGCTAGCCTTGTGTTCAACGAACAAGCTGAAATCAAGGTGGATGATGCAACGGCTGATAAGTTTATTCAAGAGCAGCTTAATAATGACCGCTTTACAAAGAACTTTGAACGCTACCTAGAGTCATGTCTGGCTCTTGGTGGTCTTGCAATGCGTCCTTATATTGACGGCGAGCAAGTCAGAGTGTCATTTGTGCAAGCACCGGTCTTTCTGCCACTGCAATCGAACACTCAAGATGTATCAAGTGCTGCTATCATTACTAAGACCACGAAAGGTCAAGGTAAGAAAGTAATCTATTACACGCTTATCGAGCTGCATGAGTGGGCTAAAGATGGCAAATATACCGTATCAAACGAGCTATACCGTTCGGACAATCAAAACATTGTAGGTCAGAGGGTGCCACTATCAGAGGTTTATGAGGACCTAGAAGAAACCGTAGAATTGCACGGTTTAAGCCGTCCGCTATTTACCTATCTGAAAGCGCCAGGCATGAATAACAAAGATATCAATAGTCCTCTTGGTCTATCTATCTTTGACAATGCTAAGACTACGATTGATTTCCTCAATGAAACCTATGATCAGTTTATGTGGGAGGTCAAAATGGGGCAGCGTCGTGTTGCTGTTCCTGCTCAACTAATTAAGCCTGTTTATACGGAAGAAGGTGGCAAGGTTGTTGTCCGACATCAATTTGAAGTAGGTCAGAACGTCTATGAACAGTTTGAAAGCAACGATATTGATGGCGGTGTTAAGATTACCGACCTTACAACACCTATCAGAGCAGAAGACTATATCAAGGCTATCAATGAGGGCTTGAGCTTGTTTGAAATGCAGTTAGGAGTGTCAGCCGGCATGTTTACATTCGACGGAAAGAGCATGAAGACGGCGACAGAGATTGTCAGCGAGAACTCGGACACCTACCAAATGCGCAACAGCATTGTTTCGCTGGTCGAGCAATCACTAAGAGAGCTAATCATTTCAATGCTAGAGCTTGCAAAGGCTTACGGTCTATACAGTGGCACAATCCCAGATATGGACGCTATCAGCGTTAACCTTGATGATGGTGTCTTCACTGACCGAAACGCAGAGCTTGATTACTGGATTAAAGTAGTTAACGCAGGCTTTGGAACTGAGACAATGGCCATTGAGAAGGTGCTTAACGTAACACCAGAGGAAGCCAAGGCAATCAAAGCAGAAATCAACGGGAACACGATTGAAGAAGCTAACAACGATAGAAGCCTAGAAGATAAGTCAATATACGGGGAGTGATGAGCTATGGCGAATAAGAAACCTATCAAGCTAAATGATCAGCAGCTAATGCTAGATGCTAGCCGTGTCGCTGACATCTACCATCAAATGACAATGGACTTATTCGACCAAGTTGTTGACCGCATTAGAGAGCGTGGCAGCGCTAGCCTAGAGGATAACCCTTATATCTGGCAAATCGAGAAAATGAGTGAAATGGGCTTGCTCAATGATGAAAATATCAAGCTTATCGCTGAACGGTCTGGGGTAGCTGAGCAACAGTTACGCTATGTCATTCAAAACGAGGGCTACCAGATATACAAGGACACCAAAACCCAGCTATTAGATTCAATGGGTGGTGGTGATTTCGTGGATAACAATCTTATCCAGATAAACCTAGCTAACTACGTCAATCAGACTATGGGAGACATCAACAACCTTATCAATACGACATTGCCAGTCAGTGTCAGAAAGGTCTATCAGTCCATAGTCGAGGAAACGGTGGCCAAGGTTGTCACTGGTGTAATGAATCCAACTCAAGCCGTATCTACTACGGTTATGAAGTGGGCTGAAAAAGGCTTCTATGGTTTCACTGACAAACAAGGGAAACGCTGGAGAGCTGACACATACGCTAGGACGGTTATTCGCTCAACTTCATGGCGGGTCTATCGTGAAGCTAGAATGGCACCCGCTGAGGAAGTGGGCATTGATACATTCTATTATTCGATGAAGTCAACAGCCCGTGAGATGTGTGCCCCATTGCAACATCAAATAGTTACGCATGGTCCGGCAAGGACCGAGAAAGGGGAACGCATCTATTCGCTATCTGACTACGGTTTTGGTAGTGCAGGCGGCTGTCTTGGTATTAACTGCCGGCATGAGATAACACCGTTTGTGGTAGGTGCTAATTATAAACCAGACTTACCAGAGCACCTAAAGGACCTAACACCAGAGCAAGCGATAGAGAACGCCAATGCTCAAGCTAAGCAACGAGCTATAGAACGTTCTATCAGAAAATCTAAAGAGTTGCTTCACGTCGCTAACAAGCTAGAGGATGACGAGCTAATAAGCAAATATAAGGGGCAAGTTAGGAAGCAGCAAGCGGCTATGAGGGACTATCTGAGACAATACCCGTTTCTGTATCGTGACTATTCAAGAGAGAGGTATTATGATGACCCGTTTAATCAAGCTAAAGCAGAAATCGAACTGCGAAAGCAACAAAAAAAGAAAGCCGGTGATCCAAAATCTTGACTCGTAGGAACAGACTACTTAATAAAACCGTATCAATTTGATGCGGTTTTTCTTTTGACCTGCCAAATGTCGTAAAACTGGGCGAATACAGTCCACCGGACGTAAAACAAAGGAGTTTTAAGCATGAGTTTAAAACGTGAAATGTTGGTTGAAGCTGGTATCACAGATAAGAGTGTGATTGACAATATCATGCAAGCGTACGGTGCAGGTATTGAGAATGCAAAATCACAAGCTAAGTCTGAATTACAAGCTGAAAACGACAGCCTTAATCAACAACTTGAGCAACAAAGCCAAGCACTCGAAGACTTGAAAGCCAAAGAGGGAGCAAGTGAAGAAGCTAAGCAACAATTAGCGGACTTACAAGCTCAATTCGACACTTACAAGACTGAGAACGAAGCTAACCTTGCCCAAGTTAAGAAAACTAATGCGGTAGCTTTGGCATTGAAGGACGTGGGAGCTTACAACTCCGAGGACCTTATGAAGTTTATTGACCTAGACAAGATTGAACTAGGTGAGGACGGCAAACCTGTCCTAGAAGAAACTATCAACGGTCTAAGAGAGACAAGCCCATACCTCTTTCAAGCTCAAAGCGAGCCGCAAAACCCAAATATCACTGTTCCAGGCAATCCGGCGGCGGATGCTGGGCAAGATATTAGCGCAGAAGACAAAGCTCTATTTGAAGGCTTTGACAGCGTATAAAAAGAAAAGAGGTATTTAAAACATGGTTGTTAACTACGCACAGAAATTTGACAACAAAGTTGATGAACGCTTCACAAAAGAAGCTCTTTCAACTGGTATCATTAACCAAGATTTCGACTTTACTGGTGTTGACACAGTTAAAGTGTATTCTGTTCCAACATCTCAAATGAACGACTACACAACAAGCGGTGTCAATCGTTACGGTACAGCGGATGAACTCGGTAACAATGTTCAAACAATGGTATTGAAGAAAGACCGCTCTTTCACTTTCACAATCGACAAGAAATCTGAACAAGACACAAACGGTGTCATGGAAGCTGGTAAAGCTCTTGCTCGTCAATTGTCAGAAGTTGTCATCCCAGAAATCGACACGTACCGATTCGCAACTATTGCAGGCGGTGCAGACGCAGGTAACATCGTTACAGCAGCAGTTACAAAAGATAACGCTTATGAAGCGGTGCTTGATGGTCAAATCAAACTTACAGAAGCGTTTGTTCCAACAGCAGGGCGCGTGCTTCATGTTTCATCTAAGTTCTACAAACTTATCAAGCTTGACCCAGCATTTGTTAAACAGTCTGATCTTGGACAACAAATCACAATCAATGGTCAAGTTGGTATGATTGACGGCATGCCAGTAGTTCTTACACCAGGCCGCCTTCCTCAAGGCGTTGAGTTCATTATTGCTCACCCAGTAGCTACTACATCACCAGTTAAGCTTGAAGACTACAAGATTCACGACAACCCACCAGGAATCAACGGTAAACTTGTTGAAGGACGTATCCGTTACGATGCTTTCGTTTTGGAAAACAAGAAGAAAGCCATCTACGTCCACAAATCAGCCTAATAGGGGGTAACTATGGCAGCAGCTAAGAAGAACGAAGAAACAACAGTAAACGGCGTTATCTTGACCAAAGACGGCGTTAGCTTCACAGCTACTAATGATGTTGCTGTTTCAGCATTTCTTAATCTCGGTTACGAAATCGAGGAATAAACTAGAAGGCGGATAATACACCGCCTTTTTATTATGGAGGTGGTTAAAATCGCTTATCTAACTGAAAACGAGTTTGAAAAACTTGGTTTTGATGAGGTCGAAAACTTTGAAAAGCTACGAGCTAGAGCAGAATTAGCTATCAATATGTTCATTAGAAACCTCTATGACTTTGTTGATTTTGAAAAAGAACTGGAATATCGAAAGAAGGCCGTTAAATTAGCGACGGCTTTTCAGATTGCTTACTTGGATAGTAGCGGCATCATGACCGCTGATGAAAAACAATCAGTCTCTAGTGTGTCTCTTGGACGTACTTCTATTAGCTACAAGAACACGTCTAAGGCGTCCACTGAGGGCATCCGGTATAATCTATCTCTTGACGCTTTGAACGCTCTAAAAGGGGCGGGATATGGCTATAGGGGGGTATGTTATGACCGTTATTGACAAACGTATGCTAGTTGATACTGTCACAATCAAAAAGCTAACGGGTGAAACGGACGTATGGGGAAAAGTAACATATGATGAGCCCACAACCCTTAAACCCGTTAGATTTGATAGGCAGTTCAATGTTAGCGGGTCAACTAACAATCGTAGCGAATCAAAACCCAGCGTTTTATTCGTCTATCCGAAATATTGCCCAGTGGTTCTTGATGAAAGCTTTGAGAATGGCGTAATTAATGACGGCAAACGAGATTATAAGATTCGTTCCGTCATTCCAGTCTACTATCCAAGGCAAAACAAAGTGTTTTGCTATGAAATCGAGGTGATCTGATGGGTGCTAATGTAACCGTTAAGGTTGACTTGCAAGGGCTTGAAAAGAAATGCAGTCCAGAGGCGGTCAAACGTGGAAAAGTTGCCATGATTGGTCAAATGATTACAGACATGCAGCCATTCATCCCTCGTAGAGACGGAACCTTGAGCGCTAGCGGTTCAGCTTTTAGCGATGGTATTAGATATCCGGGACCTTATGCAAGAGCTCAATTCTATGGGTCTAGTTACAACAAAAATAGAAGCTTCACTTTCAGCAAATACACTACACCCGGAACTGGCAAGCGTTGGGATAAGAAAGCTATTCCTAAGCATGGTAAGAACTGGGGTAAAGTTGCGCTTCGAGCTATGGGGGTTAACTAATGAACGATAACGATTTTTCAGAAGTTCTCGCAAACTTCATCAATACGCTTGGACTACCTTTGAAGTGTAAGCTTGATTATCTTTCAGAAGACGAAAGTCTTTCAGTCTATCCATTGCCGGGTGGCAAAGTGGAAGACGAAGACATGGCTGGCACCCAGATTCTATCGCTACCGTATGAGATAGCTATTAAATCGCAGGACCAGCAAAAGCTAAACGCTATTCTGTGGAAGATAAACACCGAGCTTTCAAAGATTGGCTTTGAGCTACCAAGTAAGAACAATTCATATACATTCCTAGCCTTGACCGTCGAGACACCGAGCTTAAACGATGCCGACGAGCAGGGCTTTTACATTTACTTGCTTGATTTGCAGGCAAGACTAGAAGTAGAAAGGAGCCTTAACTAAATGGCTAAATTTAAAAATGCGATTCGCAAGCACTACATCGCACCTTACGACCCAGAACATCCAGACACTCCACCAACTGATGAAAAGTATATGTGGATTGCCAAGGGTATCAAGGAATCTGCACCAGAAAATGACGCAGAAGACGATGACGTGGCGTACTTCGACGGAGATGGTACGAAAGAAAAGGTTATCACATCTAAATCACGTGGACGCTCATTTGAGGGGCACCGTGACTATGCAGACAAAGCTCAAAACTTTGTTGTCGATAAAGAGGATGCCGTAGCTGATGACCTTATCGTTTGGTACAAAGAGGTTACTCCAGACGGTAAATCTTACAAGGAAGGTCTTGCACGACTTTCTGAGATTGAAGTCGGAGATGGTGAAGCGTCAGAGCTTGAAACTATCAAATTCCAAATTAACTGGTCTCGCACACCAGAAAAGCATGAAATCACATCAGCAACTACTGGCCGTGCAGCTTCTGGGCTTACTGGAACACCAGTAGCCGCTTCTGGTGCTTCGTCAGAAACTACTTCACCGGGAATCGGTGGATAATCACTAATTAAATAAAACAAGATAAGACAACTAGAGGGTAGGGGTTAGCCCTTACCCTCTTTTTTTCGTAAAGGAGAACAATAAAACATGGTAGTAATTAAAAAACGTAGCAATGTCATCCCTGTAGATTTCGGTGAATTCCAACTTAACTTCCCTGTATCAGATAGCAATATCCAACGCATTAAAGCCGTTGGTGAAGATTTGCAAGCCAAAGGGGAAGCATTCCAAAACACCACTGACGAAGAAGCGTTGGGCGCTTTGAAGACATTGGTAGAAGATGGTTTCAATCAAGTTTTTGATGATAAAGAAGCCTTTAAGCAAGTGTATGAGTTTGCTGGTCAGTCAACAATTAATGCGATGTTCTATCTCATTGAAGCTATCAAAGGTATTTCTGAGGAATTCGAAAACCAAAACTCAAAAGCAGCCCTCGATAAGTATTTGAATGATTGATTTATCACGAAAACTAACAGACAAGTTAGTGATTGATGATAAAGAGTACGCCCTAGATTTGTCTTTTGATAATGTTCTAAGGCTGTTTGAGATGTGGCAAGACATAGAGGTTCCAGAGTTTGTAAAACCACACTTTGGTATTCGTATTTTGACCGGCGAGACCCTAGAAGACTTCACTGTTGAAGAAATGTCAGAGATATTTAACGAGGTCTTCGAAGAACATATCAGCTTGTCGGATGTCGAAGATAACCATGTCGAGTATGATTTGGCTGGGAATCCGATGAAGACCACGGCAAGCGACGACACGAAACAAAGAGCTCCTTATGACATTCGTTTTGATGGTGACTATATCTATGCTTCATTCTTGCAAGCCTACGGCATTGATCTATTCGATGTCCAAGGAAAACTTCACTGGAAGAAATTCAACGCTCTACTTTCTGGGCTACCAGAGGGCACTAAATTCATGGAAGTTATCAAAATCCGGAAATGGAAACCACAGAAGGGCGACTCAGCAGAGTACAAAGAGGAAATGCGTAGGCTTCAAAAAGATTATGCTCTCCCTTACGAAACTGTCGAGGAAGATGAAGAATACGAAGAAGAATTTTAGAAAGGAGGGATAATCTATGGCAGATGGTACAGTCACCATTAAGGCGTTATTCGATGGGAAAGACGCTGAAAGTGGGGCTAAACGTATCAAAGGGGCGTTAGAGGGCTTGAAAGGTTCAGCCGGTAAAGTTGGTTCGGTCTTCAAGTCTGTTCTCGGTGCTAATTTAATCGGTGGTGCCATTATGGGCGGTATTAGCGCTCTTGGCAACGGCATGAAATCCATGGTAGGTGAGCTTAACAGTTCTACTAAAGCATGGAAGACTTTTGAAGGCAACATGCAACAGATCAACATGCCTACTGCTCAAATTCAGCAAGTCAAAGGCGAGTTGCAGGACTTTGCAACAAAGACAATCTATTCAGCATCTGACATGGCTTCTACCTACTCACAGTTAGCGGCAGTAGGAACCAAGAATACAACCGAACTCGTTAAGGGGTTCGGTGGTCTTGCAGCGGCAGCAGAGAATCCGCAACAAGCCATGAAAACTTTGAGCCAACAAGCGACCCAAATGGCAGCTAAGCCTAAAGTTCAATGGCAAGACTTCAAACTCATGCTAGAACAGACGCCTGCAGGTATCGCAGCGATTGCGAAAGAAATGGGCATGAGTACCGCTGAAATGGTCCAAGCAGTCCAAGACGGCAAGATTAAGACCGAGGACTTCTTTGACGCCATTGCTAAGGTCGGTACTAACGACACATTCAGTAAGATGGCCACAGAGTTCAAGACCGTTGACCAAGCGATTGACGGGATGAAAGAATCTCTTGCTAACAAGCTAATGCCACAGTTTGAAAAACTCAATCAAATCGGTATCAAAGCAGTCGTTGGGCTCACGGATGCACTCGAAAGGATTGACGTCAACGGCATTGCTGACAAGATTGGCAGTGGGCTGTCTTCACTTTGGAAAGGCTTCACGAATACCGGAGCTTTGGCTAATCTAGGTGCAACGTTTACCTACATCTCAAGCTCAATCAAGCAGTTATTTAGCAAGATTGATGGTAGCAAGCTCATGCAGGGCATTGGCTCAGTATTTGGTGATATCGCTAACGGGATCTCGCAAGCCTTGAATATTGCCACGACATCAGTTAGAAGTTTCATTACTTCCTTTGCTGACACTGGAGCGTTTCAATCGTTTAAAGCAGCGGTGCAAGATACTTGGAACGCCCTCAAGGCTATCGGTTCATCATTTGGTGAGGTCCTCGGTAGCTCACAAATGCAGTCAATCATTGCAGGCATTGGCTCAGCTCTTGGAACGCTTGTAAACTGGATATCTCAAGCTATTTCAGCGGTATCTAAGTTTGTCAGCTCATTGCCACCGGGAGTGCTTAACGGTATCACCAGCGGCATTTTAGCTCTTGTAGCAGGGTTTATGACTGCAAAGGCTGGGATTTCTGCCGTCAGTGCTGCATTAAGAGGACTTGATTTCATCAAGAGCCTTAACCCATTCAAGAAATTTGGAAGCGATGCGGCAGAAGGAGCAGCAGAAGCCGCTAACGGCGCTAGACGCTCTAAATCAACTATTACGCAGTTGTTTAGCGGGATGGCTAATGTCATTAAGTCAGCAGGAACTAGCATTTCAACGGCTGCAAAAGGTATCGGGACAGGTCTATCAACCGCCTTTAAAGGTTTGGGACAAGGTATTAAAGCAGCCTTGCAAGGATTGAAAGGTGTCAGCTTTTCAACATTAGCAGGGTTGGGAACTTCGGCTGCAATCGCAGCAGTCGGAATCGGTGCAGCAATCGCTCTTGTTGTTGCTTCATTGGCGTTGCTAGCTACGCAATCTCAGGGAGTTTCACAAATCCTCGGGGCTTTAGGTGGTGCAATTAGTACAGTTGTAGGAGCTATCGGCGGTGCAATGGCAACGGTAATTGAAGCGTTCGGAACTGCATTCGCTACAGTCGTTACAGCAGTAGGGCAAGCGGCTCCAGGGCTTGCACGTTTAGCGCCGCTAGTAGTTGCGGTTGGTGCGGCTATTGGTCAAGCTGCCCCAACCATCACGGCATTTGGCAACGCTTGGACATCCATTTTAGGAACTATCCCAGGCATTATCGGTGCTTTCAGCGGTCTAGCTACCGCTCTAGGTTCAGCAATCAGCCAAATTGCTACGGCGATTACTCCGATTATTCAGATTATCGGGAATACTATTACAGCAGTAACACAGATTATTGCAAATGCTATCGTGGCAATTGCTCCGGTTATCGCGAATTGCATTGTGCAAGTAGCGCAAGTAATCGGACAATTTGGCCCACAGATTGCAATGGTTTTGCAAGTGATTGTCCAAGCTATTCAAGCAACGGCACCAGTCATTATGACCTTGATTCAAGGCATTGTGACAGTCGTTCAAACTCTTGCACCAGTCATTAGTCAAGTGATTTCTGCCATTGTCACAGTCGTTCAGACATTAGCCCCTATTATCAGCCAAATCATTTCAGCGATTGTTACAGCAATCACTCAAATTGTGCCTATTATTACGGCAATTGGTGGTGTGATTAGTGCTGCGTTCAGTGGCATTGCATCGGTTGTTTCAGCCGCAGGAATGGCAATAGCTACGGCTGCAATGGGTATCGGTACGGCTATTAGCACGGCATTAAGCGGTGTTTCTGGTGTAATTTCCGCTGCCGGTTCAGCCATTGGTGCAGCCTTGCAGGGTATTGCTAGCGTGGTTCAGTCGGTTGGTACTTCTATCGGCACAGCGGCTCAAGGTATCGGAAACGGTATCAAATCAGCGTTTGAAGGTATTTCAAGCGTCATTACATCAGCCGGCAGTGCAATCAGTAGTGTATTGAATAGCCTAGCTAATGTGTTTAACTCAATCGGTACCGCAGCGCAAAAGGCTGGTAATGGATTCAATCAACTTGCCAATGGTGTCGTTAAGATTACCAATACCAATCTTGCGGACATGGCTGCATCTCTTGCAGCTGTTGCCAAGGGGGTTGGTTCTATCGGTGATAATTCAGCGGAACTTGCCACAGCGGGTACTGGCATGAAGAACCTTGGCGACGGCATGAGTAAGGTGTCTAGCTCAGCGTCTAGCGCCGTATCTGGGTTGACTTCATTCTCAAGTACGATTACAAGCATTCAGTCATCGTTCACTAACTTGCAATCATTGCTCACTACGGCAGGAACAGCATTCAGCACGTTCTCAAATCAAGCTAGTCAATCGCTAGCTGGTTTAACGGCTATCGTAGCCCCTATCACGGCGTTTAGAACGCAAATCATGACACTAGCACCGGCCTTGATGGTTGCTGCGACTGGTTTAACTCAGTTCAGCACAGTTTCAATGACATTGACTGCTAGCATGACTTCTATCAGCTCAAGCATGACTATGTTAACTAGTAGCTTAACAATGTTAGCTACTCAGTTAACTATGACCACTACGAGCATGACCATGATGGCTACTAGCTCAACTATGCTAGGGACTAGCTTGACGCTCGTAGGTACTCAATTTACCATGATTGGTACATCATTGACCATGCTAAACACTCAATTCATGATGTTTGCCACTAGCTTGATGCAAATGACATCACAGCTCATGATGGCAGGGTCAGCGGTTACTATGTTTGGCGCTCAGCTCATGACTGCCCAAACTGGTTTCAGCATGGTTTCCATGATGGCGACCATGGTAGCTAGTCAGCTTGCTATGCTTGCCAGCTCAGCCCAAATGGCAGGAGCAGGGCTTGCTATGGTAAGTGCCCAAGTCATGATGTTAGCTAGCGTATTCGCTACCGTGGGAGCGGCTGCCATGACCTTGCAGGCTACAATGATGTCATTAGGCATGGCAGTAAGTGCAGGCATGATGTCAGCGGTTCAAGCCGTAACGTCCGGAGCTATGCAAATGACAGCGGCTTTACGTTCTAGCGGTACTCAAATGGTTGCTAGCACGCAGGCTTTCATGAATCAGATTGTTTCAGCGGTTCGCAATGGTATGAATCAAGTAGTTGCTGCTATTCGTGCTGGTGGTGCTCAAATGGTATCAGCTATGCAAGCGAGCGGACAGCAATTAGTTGCAGTTACGCAAGCAGCGGTTAACCAAGCGGCAGCCGCAGCTAGAGCCGGTTATGGAGCCTTCTTCTCAGCCGGTGCCTATATGGGTCAAGGTCTTGCCGCTGGTCTTAACTCAGCGTTAGGAGCAGTTACAGCAGCAGCAAACGCCCTAGTCGCACAGGCAGAGCGTGCAGCACAAGCTAAAGCAAAAATCCATTCACCTTCTCACTTATTCCGTGACCAAGTTGGTTGGTATATTGGCCTTGGTATCGCTCGAGGTATCGACGAATCAGCCCCAGAGGTTGCTAATAGCCTTGATTACATCCGTGACCAAGTCAACGGGTTCAATGTTCGAGCTAATGCCATGCTCACCGGTGCCACTTCAAACATGGCTAGTCAGCTTAAGATGGAAGTCTTGCGTGATAAAACACCAGACGCCACTATTTCAGCACGTCAAGAAGCCTATGCTGCACACTCAGCCGGTTTGTTGGGTGATGTGATTGACGCTCTTGGAGAGCTCAAAGACCAAGTGGCACAAGGTCAAAACATGGTGCTAGACACTGGTGCATTGGTCGGTGGCACAGTTAATAATTTCAACAGTGCTATCGATACGATTAAAACACTGAAAGGACGACACAGATTATGATTACTAAAATCAAAGAATATATAAAATTTGGCGATTTCAATAGTCGTGACGCTGGGTGGTACCTACAGAAACGTGAAGCGCCAACCCCAGACGAGAAAGAGATTGTCGAGTCTATCCCCTTTATGCAAGGGGTGCTTGACTTCTCTAGTGTTCTAGGTGAGCGTGTTTTTGAACCTAGAGAAATCACATACGAGTTTAAGCTACCGTTTACGGAATATGAAGACCGCAAAACCGCTGAACGTATGATTAAGTCTCAAATGGTTACTAAAACGGAACGCAAGCTATTTGATACGCATGACCGACGCTATTACTGGATGGGTAAGATTAAGCACATCAAAGTGTCTGATGATCCTATCCGAAAAAATCTGGTAGCTACTATTGTATTCAAGTGCTATCCATTCGCTTTCCACGAAAACGAATACTTTGATGATGTCTGGGATACGTTCGATTTTGAAAGTGATGACTCAACATGGACTAAGTGGCAATTAGGCTACACACGGTCAGAAAAGACAATCTATTTCGTCAATTCTGGTGATACGTCTATCAGTCCAGTAATCTATTGCGATGAAGATATCACTTTGACGGATTCAGAGGGGGTTATTTACAACCTCAAGAGAGGTGAAAATAGGGAGTTCGCACTGACTTTGTATCAAGGTATTAATTACTTTAAAACTAAAGGCAATGGCACAATTGCCATGCATTTCAACAATGAGGTGATGACATGAGTGCAAGCGGTAAAATCGAAGTATTTAACATTAGTCATACTGGTTACGCTGTCAAGGTTTCAAATCTTAGTAATGACACTGGTATCAAAGGGGTGTTGTTCCCGACATGGAGCAGGAAAACAAACTACTCACCTAGTGCCGGTAAGGAGATAGATCAAGATGATATTATCTGGTATGACGGCGTAGAATGGGGCGGCAACTGGTACTGTACTATCAATGTCTCAGACCACAATAACGAGCATGGGGAGTTTTTAACCCATGTCTATGTGTCTGACAACAACGGGCAACTTGTCGGAGTTGGTGGTGAAAAAACCGTCGTACCAGAACCACCCGAAACCAAACACAAAGGCGGCTATGCGGTGTATTGGTGGAGTGATTTCAACTCACGCCGTTGGGATAAGCTTAATCGTACCACTACGGCACGCAAGACTATCCATGACCCGTACAGCCCAAGAGGTGGCACAGTTATCGTTGGTGAAATCAACCAAGCTCTAAACACCATTCATGAGTTCTCTTTCGCTGTTCCTTTTACGCATCCTTTGTATAACAAAATGGTGCCGTTTAAATCTATCGTTGAGGTGGTCAACCTCTACGATGGCAAAGTTGAGTTCGTGGGCAGAGTGTTGACATCTACTAACGAAATGACAACGAACGGATTCGCTCAGAAAGTGACTTGCGAGGATTTCCTTTCATTCTTGCACGATTCTGCTCAATGGTTCCAGAAATTGCCAAACCAAGGAGCAGCCCCTTACTTAACTGAAATTTTAAGGGTAGCTAATGGCGAGGTTGAGGACTACAAACGCATTAACTTGGGCGCTTGCACGGTTAATAGTAGGACTGATAAACCTTGGCGTTACCTTGGATATGAAAGCACTTGGGACTGTGTCCGAGAGCGTATCATTAACAATATCGGGGGCTATTTGACCATCTATGAGCGAAATACTCGCTTATATGTGGATTGGACTGCTCAGATTGGAGAGACCAGGAAATCACCGCTGCAAATCGGTAAGAATATCAAGTCAGCCAGTCGAGAGCTCGATTTTGACGGTCTAGCTACTCAAATCATGCCGATTGGTGCTGATATCCAGAAGGAACATCCAGACGAGGACCAGAGCCCTGATGTGACCAGAGAACAGTTGACCATTTGGCACGTTAACAATAACAGTGCGTTTTTGGAAGACAAAGAGCTGATAAAAGAGTTTGGCATCATTCGTAAAGCTGTTATCTGGACGGAGATTGATGACCCAAAAGTTTTGCTTGCCCGTGGTAAGCAGTACCTACAAAACCAAAAAATCGCACTCGCAAAATGGACTATCTCAGCGGTTGAGCGTTACTTGATTGATAACAGATATGACAAGTTTGAAATTGGGAACAAACACCCGATTATCAACGCCCCTCTATCTGGGATTGAAACTTTGCAAATCTTGGAGAAAAAAATTGATATCCTAAACCCACAGAGTGTTGATTTGACTATCGGTTCACAATCTCAATCACTTTCAGCGTATCAGTTGCAGTTACAAGAAGCTGAAAACTCTATCGAACGCTTGAAACAGAATACATCAACGGCTAATAAAGAGAAACGTTTGAAAGCTTTACGTGACCAACTCGCAGCACTTAAAAACAAACCTAGCTCAGCACCTACAGCCCCTAAAGCACCTAATCCGCCTAGCCCCAACGCATCAGCGGACGAGATTGCAGCTTATGATAAACAATACGCTGATTATCTCACAGCCAAGGCTAACTATGATAACCAGCTTGCATCGTACAGCATGGACGAGCAGGAGCGTGCTAGAACAATCAAGGATGTAGAAGCTGAAATTGCTAGATTGCAACAAGAATTAAATGGAGGTAATTAAACATGCCAGAAATCGAAGCAGAGGGACGTTTGAACCTCTACGATGATGTCACGCCCCTTGAGAACACTAAGAACATTAGTGTTTTGACAAAGGCTATTCGCAAGAAGACAAGAGGGGCAGACGTTCGAGAAGCCATTGCCAAAGCCATCGAAACGACTTATGCAGACGGTGCCACTAATGGCAACACTAACATGGAAGTTATCAAGGCCCGTGGACTTGCTGGCAACCTTGATGACCGTCTCAGCACTATTGAGAACACGCTAAATGGAAAGGCGAGTGCTGATTTTGTTGAAAAGAAATTTAACAAAATTGAATCCAATGCCCCTAAGGCTGTTCTTAATTCGCTATCTGAAATCAGTAGCACTTATCCAAACGGTGCAAATGGTATCGTTGTAGCCAAAGATACGGGCAAATGGTACTACTACGACGAAGGAGCTCGCTCTTGGAAAGAGGGTGGAGTCTATCAGTCTAGGGGGCTTGGTGGTAACGAAGTTACCGCTGACAACATCGACTTTGCTCAAGGTATCAAGCAAATGCTTACTGACCGAATCACAGGTACATTCTGGGTCGAGAACAACGGTAAGATCATCAATGATATTTCAGCCCCTTGGAGTCGTTACTTGCCAGTAAATCTATACAAGGGCAAGACTTATTACATTGTTGGTGTTCGAGGTTTCATTACTTATGTGACATCGGTAGATGGTAGCCGTGTGATTAAAAAGCTAGCAAACAACGATACAGTGGTTACAACAGAATACACACCAACGGAGGACTCGATTCTGTATGTATCTACTCAAAATAGCGACGCTAAGCCTAAAGTTTTCAATGCATCAGTGGCAGAAATTGCAGCCGCTAACGTTGACATGAACAATCTTCCAGACGGCTATATCTCGCTTAAAATCCCTAAATTGTCGGTTGATGTCAAAGCTACTGACCTTAATTTCGTAACAGAAATTAAGCAACTCATTGATGAAAATACTTTCGTTCGTGGCAAGTATTACACCGGTACGGCTAAGCAAACGGGAGATGTGCCTTCATGGGGTATCTATCCGCCTTTTTATCTTGAGAAAGGCAAGAAATATGGCTTGAAGGGTGTCCGTGGATTCTTCACTTACTTTTTCAGTCTTGATGATCGTAAGTTAAAGCAGTTCTCAAGCAATGACAGGCTTGTTGATGAAGACTTCACACCAACCGAAACAGGCTATTTGCTTATCTCACGACAAGTAGCGGACCAGCCGTCAAAGCTTATCCAAGGCGGACTTGGTGCAGCGTCTAAACTGCCTAATCTCAACTATGGGGCTAGTGCTCTTGAAAGTAACACGCCAATCGCTTTTCCAAAACTCAAAAATGAGTATACCATCAAGAAGTCAGCAGGAGATTTCAGCACATTAACGGAAGCTATCAAAGCATTGGGTTCGGGTAGTGCTGACAATCCTATTACCTTGTATATACATTCTGGTGAGTATGATGTATTGCAAGAATTGGGCGGCGACAACTTCCTTCGTACCGTTGAGAACACAAACAGCGAACGTCAAGGGATTGAAGTGCCAGACTATGTCAACATTATCGGTGTTGGTGATGTCCGTCTTAAAATGGACGTACCAGATAACAAGACTACTCAGAACACTTCAAGTCGTATCAGTGTTTTGAATGTTTGGCGACATAACACAATCAAGAATATCAAGATTACTGTCCGAAATACTCGATATGCAGTGCATGACGAAACGAATAACCAGTACGCAAACAATGATATGAGATATATCGATTGCTACTTTGAACACCTTGGGAACAAGTCGGGTGTTTGGAACTCAACGCAAGCTTATGCTGCCGGTATGGGTTCGGGTGGTAGCTACCTTTTTGAAAACTGCACATTCAAATCAACTACATTGCCATTCTCGATGCATGATAATTTTAATGTCGAGTCTAACCGTGTCAAGATTTCAAAATGTACTTTCATCACCGGCAGCAGTGAAGAATCTATCCGTTTCGGGTCTTATGGTACGGGTGCTAAGAAGTCAATCGTAACTATCGAGAACTGCAATATCGACAAGGCTGTCAAGCTTTTCGAGGAACAAGGGAACTCACACCATGGTAACCATTTTGCCGTTTCGGGTGGTGGTAATACGATTGTGCCTTACATCACCATTAATAGCGCAGGGCGTAAAGAACGTATTGAATTTGCTGATGAAGTTAGAACACTTGGGAATTCAAGTAGTACAAAAATCACAGTCGGAACACCCGTTAAACTGGTCGGTACTTCTGTCCAGCCTCTAGGAGCTGATGAACCGTGGTTATTCTACGGTGTAGCACTTGACGATATCGAGCAATGGCAACGAGGAATCATTAAGTACGCCGGTTATATTGCCAAAGAAGACACTGGCATCAGCTTATTCCAGATGGGTCAACGTATTGGCTTAGTTAATGGTCGTTTAGCAGTCGTTAACTCGAATGACTTCATTGCATACGCCACAGACGGCAATAATATTCTTTTGAAATAAGCTAAAAAATGGGGGTTAAATAACTATGTTAAGGAGTGTGAAATGCACAAACCAGACGGCATCTTTGGCGTGTTCGATGTAGTCAGAGACTTCTACGAACACGGCATTGATGAGCATTTATGGGTGTTTCTGCTAATGATTATCATTCTCAGTGATATCGTCATCGGGGTGGCCAGGGCTTGGGCTTTCCACGAGTTTTCAAGCTCAAAATTTAGAAAAGGGCTAGTCGGTCACATTGCCATGTTTACGTTTGTGGCAATCTTCTACCCGTTTGCTGTTTTTATGAATTTAGGTAGTGTAATTGATACATTTATCTTTGCCATGCTTGCGGCTTACGGCTCTAGTATTTTGGCTAGTCTATCAGCACTAGGGGTGGAAATCCCTCTTATTGACAAATATATTAAGAAGAACATCGACAAAGAAAAATTTTTCTTGAAAGAAGAAAAGGAGAATAATGACAATGATTAATTTTAAACTTCGCTTACAAAACAAAGCTACTCTAGTAGCTCTTATCTCAGCGGTTTTCTTGATGTTGCAACAATTCGGGCTTGAAATCCCGCACAATATTCAAGAGGGTGTAAACACATTCGTTGTGATTTTGGTCATCCTTGGTATTGTTACAGACCCAACAACTAAAGGCGTGGCAGACAGCGAACGTGCATTGAACTACAATGAACCTAAAGAATAATTTAAAAAAACATAGAAAGGAGTGTTAAACGTGACATCAAAAACACAATTATTGAACACTCTTAACAGTCTCGTAGACCAACGTGTCACCGTGCCTACCAACCCTTACGGTGGGCAGTGTGCGGCTTTGATTGACTACGTTTTACAGTATGCGGGTTTGTTTAACCTTGATTTCAGCTACTTAAACGCCATCGATGGCTTAAACCGTGCTGAAAATCTAGGACTTAAAGTCACACGCTTCAATGGTGCGAACAATCCACCGGTAGGCAGCGTTTGGGTGACTAATTGCTTGCCATATCATCAATTCGGGCATATCGGTTTTGTGGTTGCAGAAAACCCAGACGGGACAGTTACCACAATTGAGCAAAATATTGACGGTAACGGTGACGCCCTCTATAATGGCGGGTGGACACGCAAGGTGACTAGAAATCTTGATAGTGCTGGTAATTTCAGCTATATCGACTGGAGTGCACCAAGTCAACAAATGGTCGGATGGTTTGAATTACCATTTGACGGTATGGCACAGGATAATTATTTTATCGACGTGTCAGCTTACCAACCGGGAGACTTGACTGGTATCTGTCAAGCGTCTGGGACTAATAACACAGTTATTAAAGTGACCGAGGGTGTGGGCTGGGTTAGCCCATTAGCCAGTCAACAAACTAATACAAGTAATTGCATTGGTTACTATCACTTTGCTCGATTCGGTGGAGATGTGGCAACGGCGCAAGCTGAAGCTAACTACTTTATCAGCAATCTGCCATCACACCCACGCTATTTAGTGTGCGACTATGAAGACGGCGCTAGCGGTGACAAACAAGCCAATACTAATGCAGTCCTAGCATTTATGGATGTTTGTAAGGCGAATGGTTTCGAGCCTATCTATTACAGTTACAAGCCTTACACACTAGCCAACGTGTATATAGATCAGATTACTGCACGTCATCCGAATAGCTTATGGATTGCAGCATACCCAGACTATGAGGTACGCCCAGAGCCATATTGGGGCGTGTATCCAAACATGGAACACACACGCTGGTGGCAGTTTACATCAACCGGCTTAGCTGGTGGATTGGATAAAAATGTTGTTATCATCAATGACGGTGATAGTTTAGTAAATCAGAAAGAGGAAGAAGAAAATATGGATTATGTAGTACGTAGCGAAAGCGGAAGTCAAGGATATGTTGGTGTAGTTAATGGTCGTGTATTTGGTATCGGCTCAATGGGAACAGTAGATGCTCTACGTTCAGCGGGTGCTAAACACTTGACTTTGCCGGACGATGATTTTGACCGTTTTTTGAACAGTCAATCAAACGACACAGCAACAGTCTCTAAGGCAATCAATGAAGCTAGCGCATCCGTTGTTAAAGCTATTGAAGAACGTGCACAAGCCACACAAGGCCAAACTGGGGTATAATTAAATAAAAGAACCACGCAAACTATAAAATAAAAAAGGAGTATATCACCTCCCCTCACACTGCAGTAGGGATATCATGGCAGTAGTGGTCGAAGCCCTGGCATTTGCTGGGGCTTTTTTTGTGTTATAATATATCTACAGCAAGTAAATCTGACTGTTCCAAAGACTGATTAAGTTCAGCGCCATGTAGACTATGTGCACGTAGCCCGATGGAATTTCTGGAAAGGATTGTTTCGACAGTCCTTTTTGTGTTATAATTATTATCCATCATAGGCAAAGAGCTACGAGGAAACTCATAGCTCTTTTTTTATTTGTGATTTCCATTGATAAGTGATAACATAGTCAGTGGAATACTGGCGTTATTTCGATAATTTCTCGAACTGCCCCGACTTTATGTCGGGCTTTTTTTGTGTATTCTTTGTTTTGAATTAGACATTTAATCTAACTAGAGGTACACTATATATGTACGATTTGCGTGCCTCTAGTTTTCTAGTGGGTGATTGTATTTGGTTTTTTCCATGACGCTTGGTAGCCTATGCTGCCAAGCCTTTTTTATAAAAAAGGGGGGGCAAATAAGGGGCAATAAGTGTAAACTTTAGTAACTTTATGTGCATTTTATCATCTACACCTTACACGCATATATCCTTATTTAATAGGTTTTCTTCCTATTATATACGCATTTAAAACTGTACTAACAGAATACCGTGGTTTGAAATCATTCTACAACTTGAAAAAATAATCTCTTTACGAGATTAGGGGCTATAAAGCCTTTGTAATAAGCACTTTGGGGCGCCTCCCCTTAGTGCTTTTTATAATTTACTACCCTTTTTACTACCCCTAGCTATTTTTTGGTATAGTAAGAGGGTAGCCCAGAAATGGTCACCCTTATTTTTTTATAAATTACTGATAGCTGTTTCATAATTTGAGACAGCTTTTTTTGCATTCTCTTGGTTAGTATGCCAGTAAGTATTTTCGGTCATCATTAAGTTAGAGTGTCCTAGTCTGTATTGCACATCTTTAGGGCTAGCATCAGCGTAGAGCATCATAGTTGTATGGGTATGACGGAAACCATGAAATGATACATTAGGCACGTCAGCAGCCTTAAAATGCTTATCTAGGCGTTTTCTCAAATTACAAGCATAAGCATACTTTTCTGTAAATACAGAGAATACAATTGTTTCAGTACGCCCTAACTGCCATGATTGAACTTGTTGACGGTTCTTGTATTGCTTGAGCATAAGTAACGTGGCATTGTCAATCGGTATATCACGATAACCAGCGCTTGATGGAGGTGAGTTTATTTCCTGATATCGGTTAAGTGTTTTATTGATACTGATAATACCATTGTCTAGGTCAATATCAGACCATTCAAGAGCTAAAGCCTCACCAATACGGCAACCAGTAGCCAATAAAGTCTTATAAAGGACAATATCAAAGAGATTTTCATAGTTTGATTGATCTAGCGTATCGAGATAATCAAGAAACTGTTTTAATTCTTTGTTATTCAGATGCTTAACGGGTGCTTTTTCTTTTTGTTGCTTACGTGGCACAATGACATCATTAGCGGGGTTATATTGTATTACCTGAATAGCTACGCCATATTTCAAAATACGCTTATTCATGTTATGAAGTAAGGAGTAGTTAGCAAATGCCCCTTTTTCGCCCCTATTAGCCTTGTCAGCCCATTTATTCACTTGTTGCTGAATAATAGGCGTGGTAAGTTTAGATAGTTTGTAATCGCCAAATACAGGCAATAAATGCACTCTAACCAAACCCTCCATAGATTGGCGAGTGTTTGGCTTAACTGTATTCTTGTAACTATCCCACCAAACTTTTGCAAGCTCTTTGTATGTTGTAATTGTTGGTTTGTCTTTAACTGTATAACCGTTTGCTACAAAAGCATTGATAACCTCTCTAGCTTTAATTTTGACACCCTTTTTAGTGGATGCTGTCACAGTTGTACGGGCTTTTTTGCCAGTTAGTTGATCAACGCCTAAATAAACGCTAGCACGGTATACAGTAGTACCGTTTTTCTTTTTGACTTCATTTATTTTCATGATATGAACCTTTCCATCAGCAGGCAAGCCGTTATTAAAAGGATTTTAGATTGAATTGGGTTTATATCATGCTGAGCGTTACGAGAACGCTTCTATTTTTGATTTTAAGTAGTCAGGTGGTAAATAATACCAGAGTAGGAAACAAGGCGGATACGGTGCTTATATGGGGAATAGAAAAAGTGTATCAACTAAAAAGCTGATACACTTATTTTCTTGTTGTAACCCTGACCTATATAGAGATACAGGCATAGAGCAGTGTAACCCAAAAGGGTTTCTTTTACGATTAGAAAGTATAATATCACTTTTTAGAAATTTTTACAAGTGTTTTAACAAAATTTTTGTACATTTCTATAATTTTTGTATTTTGTTTGTAGTAATCTTCATGTTTTTTAGTACGTTTTGCAATTTTGATAAATTCTTTAAAACGCTGTTTTCCTAGTGCTTTACTACAATATTCACGATGCAATACTACGAGGGAAAATATATCATGTATTTTACGATATTTTATAATATCCCTAGAGATATTAAGCATAGAAGCAAGAGAAGTAATAGAACTTGAAGGGGATAGTGTTTGCTCTAACACATCCACCAGTATAACATTGCTATGGGCGCAAGCGTTACGAATATGGCGAGCATATTTCCCTAACTGCTTCGCTTTTTTTAGCCGTTTATTACTTGGATATTTATCACAATACATTTCAACCAAGTAGCATAGATTCCCAAAGTCCATGACTTCAATCAATACCCATATAGGGATATCATTTTTATGTTTGATATAAACGTTTTTTAGGTAATGATTATTTGATAAAGCGTTTTTAGTATTTGTAAATCCTATAGGATTATAGACAGCATAATCCTTTACTATATCGTATCCATCAACTTTTGGATTTTTCGTTATAACATCCATTAAAGCAGTTTTGATACTATGTTCAACGTCCAGACAAACATCCATTAGGAAGTAACGTATCTGCATATCAATTACAGCCAGGTCAGCTAACGTCGCAAATTCTATATTATATTTACCATCTACTTTATTGAAAAGTTTTCGATAGCTCGATATTTTATAGTAGTAGTTCCGTGTTTGTAATATGTTTTTGGCTGTGTTCTGATCAAAAATATTGAACAGAATACCATTTGCGACCATCTTATCTATCAATGCTTGGTAGCTTAAGAGTTGCTTTCTTTTATCGCTCATTATTCTCCTTTCTATTTGTCACTTTCGCTCATTTTTGCGCTTTAGTTTGTAAAATCGGCTTTCTATTCTTCAATTTCCCCTGTTTTTGCACAATAGAGAGTGGGAGAGTTATTTAATATTATTCTTCTCATTGTATTCCATTGTGGAATATTCCTCTTGCCATGTTTTACTGTATTTAAACAATTCCTTGAACTCAGTTTCTTTCTCATCTTTCATTTGTCCAAAATATCTACCAGCCGTTATTACATTTAAATATTTGGTATTGATACTTGACATTGACTTCATTAGATCTTTGATTTGATTAATTTGATTATCTGAAAGATAGATAGAATATTTCTCTATAAATTTTATAAAATCTTTATCGAATTCTTTATCCTGTTGTTGCAACTGCGCTAATTGTTCATCACGCATTCTCCAACTCACTAGGTCTAGATAGTAATTTTTTGCTTCTGGACGTGCTTTTAATTCCTCTTTTTCTTCATCTGTTAAGTAGTGATCTGCTTGTTCCTCTAACTCCTTAAGAAAAATCTTTGATGGGCTATTATCGTAGCCAAGAAGATAGCCAACCGATACTCCAAAGTGTTTAGCTAGTAGCTGGGCTTTTTCTGGTTTGATTTGGCGTTCATCATTTTCCCAAGCTATAATGGTACGCTTTGAAACTCCTATTTCATTTGCTAATTTGGTTTGAGTCAACCCTTTTTCTTTTCTGAGGATTCTAAGCCTATTTTCTTGTTTTTCCATGTTTTACCTATTTTCTTTATCTTACGATGAAATTATAACATATTTCAAAGTGAAATAAAACAGCACTTTTTGTTGACAAATAAAATAAAGTGCTATATAATGACACCATAAAATAAAAGTGACGAAAAACAGCACTTTTTTAGAAAGGAGGTCTTTTATGCAAATTACAAAAGACCAAGCGAAAGCCATCCGCAGAAAGCAGGCGGATAATATGTTGACGGCTAAGGCAACGGCTGAAGCCATTGGTGTAACTGCTGTAACTTATCGCCGTATTATCAAAGGCGGAGAGTTTAAGAATGGAGTTTATGCTAAAGTCATGGAATGGCTAGCCAAAGACTACTAAGGAGGTGGTGAATGGAAAAAATGAACAATGGAACGGACATAGTATCCGTTTTGTAGAACACAACGGCGAATGGTGGGCGGTATTGGCTGATATTGCTAAAGTGTTAGAGTTAGAACAAAGGTTTATAAAAAGACGTTTAGAAGATGACGTGTTTTCAAAACACCCCATCACAGATAATTTAGGACGTCAGCAAGAAATGCTTATCGTAAATGAGTTTGGTATTTATGAGACTATATTTTCTAGTCGTAAACCCGAGGTAAAAGCTTTTAAATTATGGGTGTTTGAAACCATCAGACAGCTAAGACAAGTAACTGGTTTAGAAGGTTTTGAAGTATTTAGAATGCTGGATAAGGAACACCAAAAGCAAGCGATGACAAGGCTAAGTGAAGGGCTGGAACAAGTTTCCTCGAAAGACCTTATCAAAGCTAACACCATAGCTAATAAAGCCGTTTCTAACAAGTACGGTCTACCAAAGATGGTAGGTAAGTCTCAAATGACCGAGCCGATGTTGAAAGACAGAGAACCCCTACTGGAGGACACTGTTGAACTTATGTTGGTCAAAGAAAAATACGACTTAAATATCAGTATCTCAGACATTATTTATAGCAAAGCAAACTAAAAAAACGCACCACAAGGAGCGTGAGAGCAACAAAAAAAGGCTTTGAGAGCGACCAAACTATCAAGCCTTTCACACACTAACTAAAACACAATTAAGAGGCAGGCAAGCCGTTATTAAAAGGATTTTAGTATATATTTGATACCTAGATTATACCATGATTTGGGGATCTTGACCATACGGAGGGACTATCCCTTAAAAATGGCAAGACGTAAGAAAGAGGATTATCAGGATGACACCGAACATAAACAAGACGACACAATCAGAGTTTGATAACTTCATGGTTAATTTAAAAGAAAACGAACCAAATCTATTCCAGTTTATCGTTGATTTTATCAATAAAAAAGTTTCTATCCAGGAAGTTGAAGCTTTCCAAAAGATGGAACATGAAGAACGACAGTTATATATTAAAAACTATAAAGCGAGGGCATAACATGAATGAGTTAAACCTAACACCAACAGAAACTCTAATACTCATCCCAATCTTGTTTTATCTAGTTTGGAAGTTATGGCGCTACGAGAGCCTCATAGAGCTTGATATTAGCCCACGAATTGACGAGGTAGAGGAAAACACCACTGACCACGTACAAGAGCGCTACGGTGCTTATATACAGCTTGCCAACAAGCATTATAACTAGGAGGGCAGAACATGGGAACATTTTCAGTTGAATTTGAGCAGGGGCTACTTGATAAAGTGGATGAACTTGCTCAAAAGAAGTTGGAGCTAGAACGACAGCTACAAAATAAAACGGGCTTGATAAGCGCCAAGGTTTTAAAAGAAGAGCTTGGCATCACAGGAACAACGCTCGGCAATTGGATAAAAGCAGGCTTGAAAGTCTATCAGTCACCGTTTGAAAGTAGTAAAAAGCAGTATTTTAGAGTTTCAGACGTGATTAACTTTCTGTCTGTACGCTAGAAAGAGGGTACTAAATATGCCTATTTATGAAAGCAAAGGTTTTGGGAATGACTTGAAAATATTCGATAAAAAAGCACCCTTTGACTATATAGCAGATTTTAAACCTTTCGGAGTCCCAAAAGGTGTAAATATTGACGATTTTAAGCGCAATTCAGCCCCCTACTGTATTACTGGCAAGGTGAAACAAGACGAGAATGGCAATTACAAGCGGAATAATGCTAGTTTAATTTATCGTGACTTAATTTTTTTGGACTATGACGAGCTAGAGGCTAGCATAGACTTTCCTAGCGTTGTAAATAATGCCTTACACGGGTATTCTTATATTGTTTACCCAACTATTAAGCACACCAAAGAAAAGCCACGTTATAGGCTTGTGGTGAAGCCTAGTGACGGAATGACAGAACAGACTTATAGGCAGACTGTCCAAGAGATAGCAAGTAAAATCGAGCTACCTTTTGACAGTACAAGCCTAACATGGTCGCAGTTACAAGGCTTGCCAGTAACCACTGGAGACCCTGCAGACTATGAAAAGATAGTAAATAGAGGGCATGACTATCCCGTAGCAAAAACAGTTACGGCTAGTCAGAAACCACACTATCACACACCACGCCCAAGCGGTAATAAAACAATCACCATGCGCGTGATTGATACCCTATTTCATGGCTTTGGTGACGAGGGCGGGCGTAATGTTGCAGTAACTAGGTTTGTAGGGCTATTACTATCAAAGTGGGTTGATGCTGACGTAGCCACTGCCTATGAGCTAACAACCATAGCGAATAGCGTTACAGATAACCCTTTACCAGTCGAGGAACTAGCAAGGACTTTTGAAAGTATTGTTAGATCAGAAATAAGAAAGAGAGGTGTCAATGGAAATTAATATTGACGAATTGCAAGAGCAACTTAACGAAACCAAGGTTATTGAGCCACCTAAGTCTATGAAAGAGTTACTAGACCGTATCTTTCAGGCTGGTGAAGAATGGAGGAAAGAGAATACCAAGATTAAAGAAAAAAACGGGGGCATTGAGGAGATAGTTCCACTCCCTAGCACTTTTACAGTAGCTAAAGAATTGAGTGACCTTGTAACTTTTACCTTTATTACCAAGTCTAACACCGCTGATAATAGTTTGCTCTATATGTATAATCTTGACGAGGGTATCTATACCGCTAGTAATGACCTGTTTAACCTACTCTGTAAGACTTTTGACGTGAGAATTAAGCCCAGAGAGTGGTCACAGATTAAGTTAATGGTTAGGACATTGACCAAGATTAAGGAACCACTGGAGAGTGATAATCTTGTCCCCGTCAAGAATGGCATTATTGACCTAAGAACTAAGAAACTACTGCGATTTAACCCTAAGTATGTTATCACAAGCAAGATAGCCACTGCTTACAATCCGCCTAAGTTTATCCCTAAGGATAGAGAGGGTAACACGTTTGACGATTGGTTAAGTTCTATTGCTTGTGGTGATAGTGAGCTTGTAACACTCTTTTGGCAGATTATCCTAGAGGCAATCAACCCTAATTATACCCGCAACAAGTTCGCTATCTTCTACGGTGACGGTAACAACGGTAAGGGGACGTTTCAACGCTTGCTTATCAACCTAATCGGTGAAAGCAACGTAGCAGCCTTAAAGCCTGCACAGTTTAGTGATAAGTTCAATCTTGAAACGCTTGTAGGTAAGGTTTGTAATATTGGAGATGAGGCACCTAATGAATACTTGAAAAACCCATCTGATCTAATGAGCATTACCAGTGGCGACACTGTACTGGTTAACCCCAAAGGGCGACCAGCCTTTGAGGCGACTTTCAAGCTATTTAATATCTTTTCGGGTAATTATATTCCTAATGGTGGGAATAAAACAAAAGGATGGTATAGACGTGTTATGATTGTACCGTTTAATGCTGACTTTAACGGACAAAACGAAAAACCTTGGATAAAGAACGAGTTCTTAGCAAATAAAGACGTTTTGGAATACGTTTTGTATAAAGCCGTCAACCAAGAGTCTTTCACTCGTTTTATTGAGCCTAAAGCAGTTAAAGACTTGTTAGAGGAATACCAAGAAGATAATGATTATTTGCTTAATTTTATCAAAAACGAGTACATTCCTAAAGGTTGGCATGAATTAGAAATTGTACCAGTCTTTCTAGCCACGAAACGCCTAAGAGAGTACGCCGAAGATATAGGAGTACAAAAGCCGAATTTATACGGTGCAGGGAAAAACATCGCTAGAAACCTACGAAACTTAACCCAACACAACTATGTTGTTAAAAAAGCAAGGGCAAAAGCGAGCGATATCGAAACTTTAGACCCTAGTGGATTTGATAAAAAAAAACTAAGGAATGCACACAGCTCCATCGTCAAAGAAAAATAATGTTCCCTTGTTCCTTAGTTGTTCCATAGTTTGCACAACAAGGGAACACCCCTAAACTCTTGATACATAAGGGGTTAGACCCATTCTGTTCCTTTGTTCCCTTCTTTATAATGTTTATAATATATAAATATATATGATAGTTATATATAAGAGAATAGAGAAAAGAATGGAACAAGGTAACAACACCTCTCAAACCCTTGCTACTAATGGTCTCGTATATGTTCCCAACAATGGAACAAAAGGGGACAACAACGGAACAAACCGCTATTTTTGGCTTGTTTGGTTGGAAAAAACTTACGTACTCGATCAATCAGATGAAAAACAAGATATTTTAGAACAGGAGAATTAAAATGACTTATAAAGAACTTAACAAATGACTTGATGAACAAGAAAAACTAGCACTTGATGCAACGCTAGAGGGGGCTAGTTATTCCAAAGAGCAGATGAAAGGGCAAGTAAATGGAAATGGAAGATGGCTTTATTTATTTCAAAAATTATGGTAAAATAAAACTGTTAGAGATTCCGAAGTTTGGAAGCGTAACGCTAAAAACACAAGATGGCGAGATTGTTTCCAGCGTGGAATCTAAAACAACACAATATAAAAAAGAATACTGACTGAAAAAATCAGAGGTATAGCATAAAGTAGAGTAATCTATTTTGGCTATGCCTCTTTTGTTTTTGGAAAGGATGGAGGAAAAAGAAATGCCAACATTGCAAGAAGTAAAAAACCAGATGGACAAAGTACGGACTCAATTAGAGATTTTTGATCGCTTTGATGAGGAAATTGAGAAAGCAGAGAAAGAAGTCAAGGCTATTAAATCCAAGAAAGCGGATGTACAAACATTTGAAGATTTTCAAGCTATTAATGCAAAAGAAAAGTATATTGCTGATATGAAAGTCCAAAGAACAAAACTTGAGAAAGAACGGATTGACTCAATCGTAGCAGACGCTAGAAAAATCAATGCCTCAGGTTATTTAGAAACAGCATTAGAACAAGATGAAACGGTGAAGCGTCAGCGTCAAGAGATCAAAAAGAAATCTATTGAGCTTTTGGAATTGATTGCGAATTATAACGAAAACTACAAAAATACTGCTAAAAGATTGGCGGATGAGGTAAGAGAAACAGGGATTGAAGAATTATTTAATCGCCTGAATACGTCACCGGAATATAGCGGAGTAAGTAAGCCTTATATCTCCAGTGGTGTAACTAGTTACATGGGCAATCAATACCGTTATTTAGATCCAAAAGAAGATTTGGCGTATTTTGTGAATCGTGTTAACCATTTTGAAGGAGAATAATAAATATGATTGATAAAGAACTAATTTACAAACTTAAACGAAAATAGACACTTTCAAGGGGTGAGGAATCGCCCCTTTATGAAGTTAAAAACCATGCTTGTCTTGACCAAAATTTCTAAGCGTGGTGATTAAAACAATTTGAAAAAACAGCCCTAGGGGTAACAAAAAGGGTAGTATTTTAGAGAATACAACCTAAAAACCTAATAAAATCAATGAACTAGGGGCATGCAGATTATAATTAATTCAAATAAAGGAGTAAAAACATGACTGACACCCCCCTTTATTTTTGTTTGGAGGTAACAGATGGCGAGAAATGATAAAAACAGCCTTACAACAAAGCAGATCAAGTTTATAGATGCCATGCTGACTGAGCCGACTATTGAAAAAGCGTGCCAAAAAGCAGGGGTATCAAGGGCAACAGGTCATAAGTATCTTAAAGTTGCAGCAGTTAAAAAGACATTGAGGACAAAGCAAGATGAGATGATGGATAAAACAACTCAAATGCTATATCTAGCATCGTCTAATGCTGTTACTGTACTTAGTGACATTATGCTTGATAACAAAGTGAACCCATTCATAAGAACCCAAGCAGCAAAGGCAATACTTGAACAATCATATAAGACCCATGAAATTTTTGGAGTTGTAAGACAGATTGAAGAATTGAGGTTAGAAATTGAGGAAGTATCTAAAGGAAATTGAAGAGTTACGAGAACTCAAGGAATTGTTAAGTAATAGGAGTATGCCAGAGTGTATTATTGTTGAGGGAAACGATGACCTAGGAGAATTTTTCCAAATTGATGGCGAGTTATTTAGTGATAATGAGCTTTTAGAAAACCTTAAAAAATGGCGTGAGTGGGAAGTATCAGTTATTATTGATGATTGGTGCAACCGTACCCTGAATGAAGATAACACAGAAGTCTTATACTTTCCTACTCATGATGATAAAATGGACTATATCCGATTTAACAAAGGTTTAGAACCTCTATGTCACACACTAGATAAACCTTATACAACAATCTCAAAAAGTGAATGGTTAAAGCTATTGGATTGATAGTCTAGGAGGTATCAATGACCGAGAAAAAAATTGAGCGTATTTCTGTAATACACCGAGAAAAGATTTTGTGGCTCAAGTAGTACTTTATGAAAGATAAAGAAAACCCTAAGTATAGTGTCCTTGAGCGTAAAATGTTTGATGCTGCTAAAAAACAAGATATGATAGCCTATCAAAAATACGCTACTATCAAGCAGATAACAGATATTAGGGTACAGACAAGCCCAGAGGACATACTAGAGACTGTAAAAGAGGTTTACGTCTATAACCGTATGAATGTAATCAGAGCTTGTCAGAGGATACTATTTCTTAGTCAATCATCAGCATATACTAAGCTGAGTAAGTGGTTTGATACTTATTCGGATTTGTATTTTAGTATTGTGCCTTTCCCTAATATGGAGGTATATCTGATGTTAGTATGATTTTATGGACACGTTTTGGTAGACTAGTATTTAACCAAAGGAGATGTCCAAATGAGCCAAAAATATACCAAAGAGTTCAAGGAAAC